ATAATTTATGTCAGTTCGCACTGTGGACGGTAGGTAAATTTAGAGCAGTTAATTTTAAATTGAGCACAACTTGGAACAGTCGACCTTGGTTCCAGTTGTAGGATACTAACGCCACAAGTTAGCTCGACCGGTGATTGGCTCCGTAAAAATAATTCGGGGTATCGGTATATAAAAGTATATGAGGAGCTTGCCTTCGTGGAAGTAAAGCTGAAGGAAACTTGGTGAAATTAGGATGCATACTAAGATTAGCTACTTAGGGGAAGTGAAGTGGTAAGCTAGGCAAAGAACTAGATACCGCTTATAACCTATAATGCCGATTTAGCTCAGCTGGTAGAGCAGGTGATTTGTAATCTCCAGGTCGTTGGTTCAAGTCCAACAATCGGCTCTAAATATCCTAAATTTATCTTAAGTTAATAACATCTTGATAACAAGTGCGATTGCTGTAGAATCGTCTACAGTGGCTGACCTTCTCGATGAGAGGGTGAAGGCCATAAATTAGCTTAAGGTATTCTCGAGAAATTTAGGATATTTTTATTTTATTATTTAATTGTTCAGTGTTGAGTTATCTTAATATAAACCAAAACATCAAAAACGATGCTGATTCCACTCAACACAAAGAAAAGCGTCGACCTCTGCTTGAGCGTGATCCAGATTGGATCAGGTTCTAAAAGGTCTTACTCAGTTGCGATCATGAATCTAGTCAATGGACTTGGAATGTATGGAGTTCCAAGTTACAGATGTTATGATCCTGATGATGAAAATGAGCAGTTTGCTACGGTGACTGCTATGACTGATTATGAGGTAATTAAAGGTAACAATCTATATGATTGCATCGAAGGTTGCCTAGATCAGCTTCGTAAGTCAGGTGAGCTCTGAGTAACATGGGAGGTAATCCTCCCATTTAAGCGGAAGTAACTCAGTGGTAGAGCGTTAGCCTTCCAAGCTAAAAGTCGCGGGTTCGAATCCCATCTTCCGCTCCACGTCCAAATGTTGTGATTAGTCATTTTTGAAGGTTTAGGTTTTAGTACACGTTAAATCAAACTGTCTTCGTTGCGAAATGCGGACAGTTCCTTCAACGGCTTCTTGGTGGAATTGGTAGACACGTCAGGTTTAAGCCCTGATGGCCTGCATAGGCTGTGTGGGTTCGAGTCCCACAGGAGCTACAAATTAAAATAACAAATTTTCCCTTTATTTTTCCAGTCATGTCGTGAGATCTGACTGGGTTTTATTTTTGTCAACAATTTAAAACCAATTACAATATGAAAAAAGTTAAAACTAAAGAAGAGATCAAGTATGAGATAGAAAAACACAAGTTTGAAAAAATAAAATCCAAAGTAATCTCTGAACTTGAATCAAAAAACTTAGAAAAACCAGATCTAAGTTATCTAAATATAATGAATCTCCTATACAGATCTAAGTCAAATCAACTTAACTGTGATCCATTGAATCTCGATCCAAATTTTTTAAATAAATTAAATTGGGTAGTATTGGAATGGATTAAATTCGGAGGAAATGCTATCAGTCCAGTAGAATACGATTTCATACATCACTATCAAAAGTATATCTCAACTGAAATCAAACGTGTGATGATATCAACATTTTGGGGTTATGAAATCTTAGCTTCAAGTAAAGATCGACTTCCATAATATTAAAAATAAAACCAATTACAATATGAGACCAATTTATAAACTTAAAGGAATCGAGTATTATATTCTTAATGCTCAGTCAATTGAAGAAGCAGTTGGTACTGCAATTCTCAATCATTGGGGTGTTACTGAGAATAACATCGAAGAAGTAGATTCTATTAGTGAAAATCCAGTACGGATTATTAAAGCTAAATGGAGTTTTGAAGAAAACCAGAGAATGACTTGGTTTAGAGCTAAATTCAATTCTGGACTCCGTGAAAGTACCTTTTATGTTCACAGCTTCTGGGGCAGTGCGACTGATGCTCTTAATGAATGCCTTGGATCTTGGAATAAGAACTGGCTTATTGAGATTAAGCAGTTGGTAACTGATGGTCGTCATCCAGGAAAGTGGATTGAACCATTACTTAGTCCACTCAAACCTTCTAAAACTAAGAAACTTACGGACATTATTTTTGGAGAAAATGGCAACAATTAAACCTGGAGCAACACATGTTAATACTTCTTATATCGATAGTACTCTTTTTAATTCGGGGACGGAAGAAGAGTGCATGAAATACATGATGGAACATCCCCATGAAATGGCAGCTGTAATGACAGTAGAACATTATTATCATCCAGATAATCCAAGAAATATTGGTTACTGGTCTGACTGCCATGGTAATAGTGGAACTTTTAGCTAGAGATAATATGGAAACTGAGAAACCAAAAGTCTATCGAATTCACTTCAGGATCGATGTATACTGTTGTGGAATTATCTCTTATGCTGAAGGTCATACTTCAGTATTAGCTCACTCTGAGGAAGAAGCTAGAAATAAGGTCAAAGATAACATCAAACTCACCTATGGTGGATCTATCAAGATCTACATGGAACATGATTTCAACAAACCATTAAACCAATAATAATTATGGGACATAAAATTAAGAATTCTGACTGCTATATGACCATCACTAATGTAGTAGCATCAGATGGGTATAAAAGAATCGAGATAATGATTATTGTACAGCAGAAACTACCAAAGGTAGACTATCTGGTTTATGTCAATAAAGAGGTCAAGATTGTTACAAAACGTCTTGATGATGCTGTAGAGGTATATAATCAATACTAATATGAAAAAATTGATCATTGATTTAATAGTTGGGATAGTACTAATCTTAATACTAGTATCAGTACTGGTGAATAGATTTGGAATAGCCAACTTTAAAGCTTCACTGCCGATGGATTTTCATATTAAAATGGGATTCTATGAGCAGTTCAAGGATAGGAAATATGTAACTCAGGCAGTTGAGTGCTTATCTCCCCAAGACCTCCTCGAAGGGATCAGGCAGTTGATTCTACCAGGTTTCTCTATTATTCTTTTGGTGATCTATCTACTTCTGAAGCTTGCTTAAGATCACCTGGGGTCACTCAATAATTCCCCAAAGCTCTTTCATGGTGAGGGTGACCCTTTTCTAATAAGATAATTTAGTATGATAACAGGAGATATGAATGTAAATGACCTTATCCAAAGTTTATGTAAGATAAGATCAGAGGTACCAGGTACTACTCACGTTACTATATTTGGTGATCCAGTTAGTGCAGTATATATAGCTAAAATGCCAACTAATAGTGGAGTGATGTTAACTTCATCCAAAAGTTCACCGAAATCACGAATTGTATGCGAACTGGATGAGTTGATTTATATGTTGATCGACATGGTATTCGCTTGGGATGCCAATACAGATTACCATAATGGAGTTTACTTTAATCCATACAACTTAAATTCTTTAGTTGAAAGTAAACCTATAAAGTTAGTTGAGTTAATAGATTATAGAGGTAAGAAAGAAGTCGTATTGAAATATTAATATGGTAATCGAGCAATTTTTAAGAAGTCTCTGTGAAATTAGATCGAAAGGTCATGGAGATTGTACTGTGATGGGTGTTCAAAATTTTGGATACTCAGTTCGTTACAAAGGTCCAGGTAAAGGAATTGAGATCGAATTAACTGAGTATGATTATGGATGTACATTGAATCAGTTAATCTATGATACCCTCGACCGTTTTAGGTTAGAATACTTCAGTTCTCATTCTACTGAACAAGTAATTTGTAAGAAAAATGACGAAATCTATGAAGTTACCGATATTATTCTGAAAGATGATATCATTCACATCATAGTAACTAAGAGATAACTTAATTTAATATTCATGTTCTGTAATAACCATCCAAGCACTAATGTTTAATCCTTTAATTTAATTTGTGTAATGGGTATTACAGTCGAGAAAGTCTTAGATGTTCTTGTAACAATTGGAGCAATTGCTGCTGCAGTAATTAAAGTTCTAACTGACAAGAAAACTAAGTAGTGGAATTAAATTAAGTGTAGCCTACCCAAAGGATCACAGATCTGGAGGGTAGGTTTTTTTTTTTTTATTAACTTATAAAACCAATTACAAATGGAAGAAAATGTTATTAATCTTCAAGTTTGTGATTATAGTTTTGAAATTAAAAGAAATGAAACTATTATCACATATGAAGGTAAAACAATCGATGGACAGGCATTACTAAAAGACTTACTATCTAATAAGAATAAGTATGAAAAGTGCCTCGAACTTAAAAATGAGTTTGCTAATAAAAGGGTCGAAATCTCTGAAAGTATTGAAAAATACATTGACATGCCTCAAGTGCACTTAACTGCATATGATAAACGTGTCATAAAAAGTAATATTAGATATAGGACTTCTAAATTAGATGATGAAGTCCAATCAGTACTTCTCAAGTCAGTTGGACTAGATCCAGATTATAAATTTAATTATAAATTTTATAATATTCTAAATAACTTTGTCGAAGGTTATTCTTGGGTATTCAATACTATTCGAGATAGGATAAATGAGATAGAGCGTGAAAATCACTTAGAAAATATAGTAGTAGGTAATGAAGGTTTGGAAGAGTTCCTAGAATCTGAAATTTATGGAAGAAATCGATATTCACCTGATGGAGAATATAGAGACTTCATCTCTCAATTAATAAAAATAATTCTTGAAGATGAAGAAATGACTAAAATCATCGAATCAGATCGATATTATAATCAAAGTGGATATTACTGCGATGAGCTCCTTCAATATCTATCATTTTATCCAAGATTAACAGATAGTGATAGAAGAAATCATCATGAGCATGTAGTTAGATCAATCGAAACTGTACTTGATAAGTATATTGGATTCGATTCAGTTGCAGTTCACATGTTTCCTCCAAGTGGTCCAGCTAATACTATATATGGTGAGCTTCTTAATGAATGTAGACGGCTACAATATCGTTGGAATAATGATGGAGATACCGGATGGGATCCAACAGATTGTATCTTCTCAGATCATGTCAATGTAATTGAGCTTATTCGAAGACTGGATGAATCTGATTTTAGAAGACTGCTTAGGTCGATTGAGTACATTGAGAAATTTATAGCAGATTCTAATGAAGTTCGTGAATTTCCTCCGTATTTCATCGGAGGTGATGTCGAAACTTATGAAAAATACAAATTCTCAATGGATCTATTTGATGACATGACATGTGCAACTGGAGCGTATATTATTTATGCAGCTTTGGTACACATTGCAGAAGAAGAATTCCCTGATACTCCACTGGATCAAATTGATTATCGAAAAGTGAAATTTCTTAATCAAGAAAATACACATGATTGTAGACATGGAGTGATATGGTCTGACTTTATTCCTAGAAAATCTTATTACGGTTGGTGATGAAAATTCAAGATAAAAGTTTTGTTATCCTTGACTGGCATGAGCAGTTAAATGGTAGAAAATGGATTAGGAAGTTCGATGAAGATAATTTCCTAAAAGCTGTACAAGAGTTCAAAGATGGAAACTATGATACTACTTTTATTATAGTAGATTCTCATAGACTCGAATCTTACTTGGAACTTCAAAATAAAATTGGAGCTCTTAAGTGTGAAGCTGATATCGACCATATTCGCAATTACTACTGGAGTCATATTAAGGATGATCCAAAATTCGAAATGGCAGTCCAAATTCTTGAAGTCTGGAATGATCTCGGAACAATGGATCCATATAAGAATCAGCTAATTAGAAAGTACGAGGATGAAGCTAAAAGGTATGAACTAATGAGTTTCTGTGACCTTAATGAGATTAAAGACTGGCTTACAGAAGATTATTCTCATGGAGAAAATGAAACTGTCGATCGGGTTCTTGAACTTTTAGGATAATACTGTGGAGGGTGGCCTTAGGGTCATCCTCCATTTTATCATCTGGATTTTCTTTTTGTTCGTTTTTCCAGGCTTAATTTTGAACAGAAAAATAACTGCAAAGCTAATTTGTAAGCTATGCAGTAAAATATAATATACAGACTTGGAGGTGACAATATTCCCATAGAGGGAAACCCAATTAAGGATTCTTATAAATATTAATTGGATATTAAATTATATTTAATATTCTTGACCTCGAGAGGTCTTTTAATATAAAAGATGAAACATCAAGTTATACTTGGAGGTTTCACCTCTAATTGAGGCTTTCGACCGCTCGATAACGTGTTATCCTAAGGTAAGAGTATTGGATACTCTTATCCAAGGATAAGGGTTTCAGCCTTGTAAAAACGCCTGAACAGTACAAAAAGAATAGCCCAGCCTAAGCTGAGCCATTCAAAAATATACACTTTAATCCTATAATTGTATCAAACCACTTGTAGTCACACACCAGTCACCTAAAAGTTCAGCATCTTTTTGATATGGAAGTTGATCTTTCAGTTTCTGAAGTCCAGATCCTTTATCTAAAAGGTAATGATCATTATCCTCATATTTATAAGCATTAACCTGTCCCAAGAGGGGTTCGGCATAGTGTCCCATACTAGGGTTACGTCTCATAGTTAATGCATGAAAACTTGCTTTTATCGGATATAAAGTATCTCCAACCTTTGGATAGAAGTTAAGGATATTAACAGTATTTATTCTTACAAGATCTTCATGTGACTCTTCTCCATCTTCAGGTTTTAAGTCATCATCCTGAAGATATATAATTCCAGCTAATTGCGAGGTAAGCTTTCGACTTTCCCATTGAGTAGCATCATCATACTTAAACATGTCAATCGCATATAGATACAACATGTTTGCATGGTTACTCTCATCTAAGCCATTTAATTTAAAACTTATTCTAAAGAAATCCTTATAAACTACTGTATTCATCACCAACTTAGATGATGAATTATATTTAGTTAAGTCGTTATCAAAATACCCACCTCGAGCTGACTGGAAAGTACCATAGAATCCTTTCAATGGATACTGTGGAATTGTCAATTTTTGAATAAATGTTCTTGTATAACGGATGTACATTATAATTTTCTTAAAATTGTTCCATTGGATGTATATAAACATCCATCCATCGCTATCGGCAGTATAACGTAATCTTTAACTTCATAGTCAAAGGTTTTGATTAATCTAGATAAGTTTTTAAACTTATAATCACTAACTGAATATTCTTTTATTGAATACTCTGATAGTAATAATAACTTATATGCATCTGGATAATATATTAAATCTCTGGTAATTGGTATTAAGTTAGCACTGGAAGGTAATATATAGTCCTCATACTCACTTACTAATTCAGATCCCTTAAAATATCCTGGATGTTTATAATTAAAGATTCTGATATTTTGGGTATTTTTATTAACTGAAACTAAAAAACCTGGAGCTGCATAAATAATTCTATCAGTAAATGTAGCTCCACCAAAATCAGAGATTACTTTTTCTAATTCAAGATTCATCGGAATCCAATGACCTTTAGAATTTACTTGACATGCCAGTAATTCTTTAGTAAATGGATTTTTAACAAATCTTGTGGAGTCAGCAATTTTAACTTTCTCATCTACATCTATATTATCTTCAGAATTATAACCATCTTGTAGTCGATATGTATGGACATACAGATCTAAATTACCTGAAGTTCCTTTTACTAACTCCCTGAAATCATATACTTTTCCAGTATCATCTATCACGATATTTCCACCTACTTGAGATAATGATGATATTGGAATTTCAAATGACATCGTAGGTTCAGTTACGCTACCTGAACTTTGATTAGCTACTAATTTTTGTATACTTAGTAGTGCTCCTTTAATTATTCTAATTAGATAATCTGAACCTTCGGACCTTACAATATCTACTAATTCATTTTCAAGATCTAATTCCCCACTACTTAAGGTATACTCATTCATCTTGATTTGACCTAATTCTATCTCAGTCAATTCATTTCCAAGATCTTTATCATTTAAATATTTAGATACCTTACCAGAATACCTAAACATCATTCGATTATCATGAAGAGCTTCAATTAAATTCTTTGTAAATGATTTTCTACGGGTATAGATATTCACCTCAGAACTTCGAACTGCACGCTCACTAGCCATATCAACTTCTTGAAGTCGATGATGCACCTCATGTGTGCCAGTTAAAATTATGTGTTCTTTGTAATCTATATTGACATTGAATTCAACATTTTGAATTTCAATATCGTATTCCATCGCAAGATCTATCTCCCAAATGCCATAAGCTCTTATGTTTATCTTCTGAGTAAGATCAACAAATCCTAAAGGTTCACCAGTTGCATTATACATGACTAGGTGAGTGCCAATGAAGTCATCAAGTATAGCTTTTCCATCCACTATGATAACTTCATCATTCTCATCTCTTTTTGTAAACCTAAATCTAAAGTACTCATTCCCATCCTCATCTTCATATCTTTCACTCATTTTTACTTTTACATCGTCACGTTCTAATGTAAAGTATGAAACTGTATAGGTAGAGATCTTAGATTCAACTAAGATCTCATCATTAGGCATCCCAATAAAGGCTATCCTATCACAGTTGATAAAATCACTTACTGATCCTAATATTTTTGTAATCATTGTGCTTCTTGAACTTGAGGTAGATTTTTACATACTACCTTACATGAAATAATAAGATATTCTTGGATATCACTGCTAATAGGATATACTATTATTGAATCCTCTGAAATTTCAATTATAAATAATTTTCCGAATCTGATAAATCCAGGAATAGCATGAATTCTGAATGATGCAGTATATTCTGCAAGGTCACCGGTAGTTACATGAAATCCATTCCAAGTAATCGGTATTTTGCTACCATCCTCAGTTTCATAATTGATTTTAAATATCCTTCCAAGTCCATCATCGAAATTTACACTGAAGTCGCCATCAGAAACTCTTAGCTCGGATAAAACATTTTTATAATCTTCATCCTGATATGATTCAGATCCATTAAATTGGCGCCATTTAACTGGCTTACGACCGTGAATATCGAGTCTGTAGTTAATTATGATATCAAGTAAATAATCTCCAGAAATTAATCTTTGTGCAAGATTATCTCCACCATCATCGAAGTACATAATCTTCTTTTGATATGTGGTATTTTTCTTTTGATCATCATAGGTTATTCCACCTAATTGTTGCCAAGTAATAGGTTTATTCCCTTCGAATCCTTCAGGTAATTTAACTAAAGTTTTTGTAGATATATAATCTGATATGTCACCATATTCTACAACCTCTAGAATATCTTCACCAGTTTCAATTAATCCCTCTAATTCTTCAACTTGTTGAGAGAGTTCTAAGATAATATCATCTAAAACTTCATCACCTTCCTGACCTTCCATATTAAAATTGATGGATGGATCAGATTGTTGCCGAGAACCTATATGAGATAATATCGGATTATCACTATCATCTTGGTATCTTTGTGATCCGTTTACTTGTCTCCATCTAATTGGGGATCTATTATAATTAACTTCTTCTGGAATAAGATCATTCATCTTATATCCATTTTCAAAGTCAATTACATTACCTCCGAGATCAAATAATGGATACTCACCTCCAAACTTGATATATTTATCAATATAATTAGTTACTGCTTTTAGAGTTAATGGTAATGAATTGAGATATATTACATCTAATACATTATCAGCAACTCTCGATCTTAGTACATCTAGATCACCAAATTTTAACTTTGAATTCTCTATATAAAAGAACTCCTTTTCATGTATTAATCTAGATTGCTGAACCTCTTCAGTAAATAATGATATCTCAAATATAGGTCTAATAGACTTCAGATTTTCGTTTTGGATTTGAGACATAAACGTATTCTACCCTATATTCATCATCAGAACTGATAGAGAAGCTAACTTCAATTATACCAGATCTGATTTTAATTGAGCAACTATCTTGTATATCATCTAATTGGATGATGTTATCCTGATTCATATTCTGAGTCAGGTAATATGTAGCTGGGAACTGTTCAATTGTATTCTCGACTCCATCGGTAGCTTCAACTTTTTTACTGATAATGAAGTGATATACAACATCATCAATTCTAGTTAGAGTCAATACTGATGAACTCAAGCTACAGGTATTCTTATTAATAAAGTCAGTTTTGAGTTCTTCAAATTCAGTAAGCCCAGCATAATTAAATTTACTGAGCATCTCTTCGGAACTTTTCTTAGCCTGAACGTATTTTTTAACTTCCTCTAAGAAATATCTTGCATTATCTCTAAATTTAAGATATGCTTGATTATTTATTGGAAGTATATCCGTAGTCCATATAGTATCATCTTCTCCAAGAACTCTGAAATAGATGATCCCATTTTCAAAATCGAGAATCTCTTGACAGATACTGTTACTCAATAGTTTGTAAACTCTCAGAATGGCATGCTTAGTATCTCCGAATTCACTTTCAGTTGAATCATCGAAGAAAATCTCATATGCACCAGTATCACGTAAAGAGTTTAACTGATCTACAGTAACTTTTCTAATTGTTGCAAGATAACCATTACCTGACAATCCACTGAATCGTTTATTTAGAATACTATTAAGAGTACTACCTAATACTAAGTCGGATTCACTTAGATTATCAGCATCACCATAATGAAATTGATTATACTCAGTACAGTATTCTGATGAGGTTTCAGGTGGACCATTCAAAGCTCCACAGTAATCCTGGTGAACTACATATAATGTATAGGATTCTGATACCAAGAATAAATCACCCTTAGTATAAGATACCTGTGAGTCATATATAAATAAACCTGTAATAGGTCTTCCGTTAACTATCATACGATTCTAAACCAATATTTAGTTTCTGATGGATGATGTCCAACATTATTATTTACTAGTGATCGATAAACGGAAGTGCCTATCGTCGCTATATCTCCAAGATTATAAATTATTTTGGAGTTAAATTCATATATCTTGGTATTGCAAATTATCCAATCAAGATACGGTACTTTAAATCCACTCATAATCTTGTCCAGTTTCCAGTATTAAATACTAAATCACCAGCAGTATCATTAAAAAATGCCCGAATCTCAGTCATCATAAATCCATCTTTTGAAGTATCACCTTTTGTTGTTGGGACTAATCTCCCATCATCAAAATAAATGAATTCTTCATTATGTAGGATCGGCATTTTATCAGCATCCGGATGACCTCCTCTTAATTGTTGCCAAGCGATCGGATAAGATGTGTCAGACATTTCGTAATCTCCTGGAACATCATCAATTAATACCTTATTAGTATTATTGATGTAGATTGATAATCCAAATATTACTGCTTCAAGAGGTTTTACTGCAAGTCCCTTAGTCCAAGTTCTAATCATTTGACTCATAGTTCAATCTCCTTGAAATTAATTACTGCATGAATATTATCTCCAGATCTAACTCCAAGAATATACTTAGTATCAGCGAATTCACCCTCAGCCATATCAGTTTCATAAGCTTCATCTTTATCACCTAAGAGTGTATTTGTTGGAAGAAAGATATAGTTCTTGATTAGATCCTCTACTTGCTGCATTTCATCGATATCACTGATAGTCAGAATTAGAGTTTTTACATCTTTATGTGGATGTATCATCTTTTCATGAATTTCAGGACTTACATTATTTATCTGATTTGCAGAGTAAGTTAATATGAATAGTTTTCTTGAATTCAAGTAATATTCACCCATTGACTCAAAATCAATACTTGAAACAAGATTCCAATTATAATCATAAAATTCTACTAAAGCTATGTGTTTAGGTAAGTCGATAGTAGTAATGGAGTTCGAGTCAAGAAGCGACTTAAACTCGAACTTATTATCAGCTTCCTCACTAGATGACTGCATCACCAAGACCTTATTCATAGCTGCCAGTTCCTTAATCCCGAGTAAGCTAGGATCAAGTCCTTCTAAATCAATGACTTGAAGAGGTTCAATCTCTTCATCATAATTATATGCATATGTCATCGATAATAGCTGGTGATTTATTGTTGGAGAATTAATTACCTCAACGACAGTATCTTCACCAGATTCAGTTGTGTATTTTACCCACTTTACTTCACCAGTGAGGTTAATTGAATTCATCTATAAAATCGTTATACTTAATTTGTATTCTAAATTCAGAAGTATACTCTTCTGATGGAATAATTGACTCTGACTCTGATGCCCAGTTCCTTGCAATAATATTATGAATGTTGTAATTTTCATACGCACCCATAACATACTCAAGAATGTGTCCATCTAATACCAGTGTAATTTTCCTTAATTCAAGAGTAAGATCTGTAAAGTAAATTAGATAAGTAAGAGCATTCTCTAATTTATCAAGAAAAGTAGGAATATCGCTTAAACGTAATTCAGATAATCTTAAAACAGATATAACTGGGAATTTGTAAGTCCATTCTACTTTTATCTCAAGGAACTCCTCCATAATATCGAATATCTGAGGAGCTCCTTTTGCTTTATATAAAGCATTGACGATAAAAGTTATTCTATCTGGACTCATATAAAGCTTAGAACCTTTTACATAAAATTCAATAAAATCACGAACTGGGTCATAAAGCTTATTGAGTGCAGGAATATCTTCTATTTTTAGAAGATTATCTTTTACTACCTTATCCTGATAGAAATCTCTTAATAAAATAAGTAAGTCACGAAATATAGGAATTGACTCAATCTTTTTATCAAGATATAATTTCATTATTAGATTTTAATACTTTATCTATACTAAATACATAATATGTTGGAACCTTAACCTGTACGTCTCCAATCGTTTCGAGTACATATCTTGGAGGCATGCCATTAGCTAAATCTTCTCCATAATATTGTTCAGATATCACAGTACCATTCTCAGTATCAGTAAATTCAGTATAGACTAGTTCATCAATATAACTTACTTTCTCTAATTTAGAGATAGCACTGAAGATTTTCTTCGGTTGAAATACGTTAGTAAGATCATTATTTTCCGATCCTATCTTATTATATTTATTAGGATCATTAAGTTGATTAACGTACTGTTTGTAGATTGCGTCAATTTGATCACTAACTCCTTGAGTATCATTCACATATAGTGTTATACTACCATGAATTGTAATACTTTTTGCAGGTTGAGGTACTAACTGGGTCGAAATAAAATATGATCCATATTTCTTACGGAATTCATCAAATTCCGGACCATCATCAATTGTATCTCTTAATATTCTTGGAATATAAAATAAGAATACCTTTCCATTTGCAAACTCCTCAGTACCATCATACCAACTAATAGAGCTATGAACTTTATCAATGAAATATTCATTGAATAATAGGTTAATATCGGATTTAGATAGGATCTGACCTTGCAATCTTTCATAGTAATTAGCTGATAACATTAGAGATCTTTCATTATCACGTGAAACCTCTCGAATAACTCCATTACCATTGTAATTTTGAGTTATACTCTTAATTATCTTATTACCTTTCCATTGAGCTGCAGGGAAGCCATTTTCATCTACAGTAATATACTCATCAGCTAATACTACATTATCAATTGATAGAGTACCTCTTACTCCGACTCTCCACTCTCCATCAACATACTGTACCAACTGAGTACCTGGGATTTGAATTTTTGCGAACTCATCTGAATTGATATCATTCACAGTAGTATAATGAAATGCTCTAATTCTTATGAGTGCATTGGTATCAAAGTATCCTCTACGATAAACTCTTATACCATAATCTGGTAGAGTTAGTACAAATAATGAAGGTCTATATCCATCTTCCTCATTTTCATCTTTATCCTGTTTAATGAAGTCATAGAAGTCACGAGTAATTGGATATTCTTTTAAGTGATCTTCATCATATCCATAAAATATTTGGACATCTTCTGATAAGTTGGCGAGGAGGTCTCGGTTTAACTTAAAATCTACATAATATCGATTAGATTCAGTAATCTGAATTGTATTTTCATGTAGATCTTTTGTAGCTAAAATACCAATAATTACATTTGGTTGTGATCCACCATTAGCATCGAATTGACGTACTGGAAGATCAAATGATTCAGCTGCATAAACTTTAAATGTATTAGATCTATATAGAACATCATACTTATCAGCTATCAGCTTAACATCATTCAAGAACTCTAATCTAACTCGAACATTTCTCCCACGATATACTGAATACATTACATTCATACAACTGCGAATCTTAGAGTTTAATAAGACTGCTGTTGATAGGTTATCCTCTTGTAATGCATTTGCAATCTCAAGTTGTTCATGATATAGAGAGTACGTGAGCTCATCTATCAAGAGTTCTACGCTATCACCAGTCATATTATGATTTTCAGCGATAGCTTTTAATTTTTCATTAATTGTTCTTTTGGATAGCAATGCCATAGACTTCTTCGTTACCCTCTATATTAACTGTTACTTTTGCTATAGAACCTTCTATTTTCACATTTACTAAGTTTAAACTTGTAACTGTGAATCTAGATTGAATTTTTGTGATTACACTGGACATGGTAGTTCTAATTTGTGACTCTACTTCACCTTCTTTTATCTTTCTAATAAGGTCATCTGAACCACCATCCCAGTATGGTACCTCATCTATCCTAATAAGTAGATGAATCTTTATTAGGTCTTTTATATATTCTACTAGATCAGTAGTTGTACTACCTGATGATAATAAATATTTCATATTATGATATTTTAGATAATATTGGTTAACTTAATAACCAATATTAATTGCCAGTAAGTTTAGCAATTGTATTAATTCCTTTTTCAACTATTTCAATTGGTTTCAATACTTTATCTAATCCATACTTTTTACCAACATCTCCATTAAATTGAAGAAATTCTGCAGATTGTTTCAGACTACTTATAGGTTCTTTTAATGCTGTAGCTTGCTGACCAAGTCTAGTAAGTGTACCAAGTATCTGTCCAGGATTCGTAGCAGTTACACAAGGACCAACTGCGCAAGCTGTGATTGCGGTCATTGGCTCAATAATAGCAGTTCCAGCATTAACTACTAATTTAGGAATTGCTTTAATTACGATAGCTGATTGATCTTTAATGTTTTTAAGGTGATTCTTTATTTCTATTCCAAGATTACCTTTACCTTCTACTATCCCTTTTACTTGATCCTGTACTTGCTGTTGTAATTGTTGAGCTCTTTCTTTTAAGTCATTAACTTTGTCAGTTAATTCTTGTTGAAGATCTTGGATTTGTTTTTCAAGTTTTTCTTTCTTTTTTAGAAGTCGCTGACGTTTAGTTTCAGTAAGATCTTTTTGTTTAAGCATATCATCTATTGATAATAGCTCATCCTTAATTTCCTTTATAGTTTCACTAATATCTTTAGTCAATGACTCAACTTCGGTAGTCACCATTGATTTAACTTGAGATATTAATTCAACTATTCCAGGCATTGCTACCCCAAGAACTAACTCAAATACGAATCCAGCATTATTACCACTTGCATAGTCATCCATACTACAAGAACCTTCATCCTCAGCAGCTCCGGTATCAACATCATCGATTTGTAATTCTTTAGCAGATTGAGTAACCTCAATTGTTTGAACATCAGTTCCAGCAGGAATCAGGGTATATAGTTCAGTGGCTGGATCTAGGAAGATAGCCTTACCAGTAAATTGAATTTTTACTGGTTTCTGCTGAATAGGTTCTTCACTAGTATTTTCAGGTACTGTAATATGAATTGATTTTACATTATATGTAGTAATTTCATAATCTGTTCCAACATTATATTTTTGTACTGGGACTTTGTCTATTGAAACTGACATACCAGGGATTGGAACTGAACCAGATATTACTGCATTAAGATCATCTACACCATCAACATTAATAGATATAAATCCACTATCTGCAAGTGATTGTTTTTGACTCTCTATACCATTAGCTTCAAATAATATAGAAGTTCTATCTAACTGTACTTTCATAACTACATCGCTACGTCACCAGTATGAGGTAATCCAGTATATGGACATACTTTAATGGCACAGAATGGACCTCCAGTTGGATTAGGAGCTACATTCTTTGCACCCTTAATTTGAAGTATTTTAGTATCAACAGTAACTGTCCTTGCTTTTAATTCACAGCTATTAGTTACATTTATTTTTGCTGCACCTTTTACTTCAATATTAAGATTTTTATCAATAGTAACTTCAGTGTCTTTTCCAGAATGGACTACTATTTTACCATCAGCATCAATCTCAATAGTACGTCCTTTGCCAGTTGCTACTTTTACACCGTCATCGGAATCACCGTAAGTACCGTCATCTTCAGTTTCTAGTGCTGAAGTAATGGTTACATTATGATCAGTGACATCAACCATTTGTTCACCAAGTTTGATTCTAGTATGATCAAATAGCCTTTGTTTCTGATATACAAATGACATTCCAAAGATAGTATCAATTCCATATATTTGAATTGGATCACCTACATTAGGCTCATCAAAAGTATCAATTGGATATGCTACGGCATCTTCAATGTCATCTTCAACAGTAAACTTTACTATAAATTTATTAGAATCAACAATTTCGGTTACTTTTCCAAATTTTAACTCCATGGTTTAATTGATCTTACTTCATAAGAAACCTCTGTAGAAGATTCCCTAAATTCAATTATTCTCTTTGATAAGAATACATCATTAAATTCGATTTGCTTAGATTTGAGTTTAAAATAATCTCCAACCTGAACTTTATCTAAGTAATGACATTTAAAGTTAGCAACTTGTTTAGAATGAGATAATCTATCATTATATAAGAAATTACCAACTAATTCTTTATATATTGAGTCTACTACAACTTGACGTCCATAAAGACTGACAATGGTGTGATTTGGATCTAATTCATACTCTGGACTCTTATGATTATAGTCAATGTAATCCACATCATTATCATAGAATTTAGAGTCAGACCACTGGGGAGGGTTCATTAATTTCCATCCAGACTGGTCATGTACCTCACATTCTTCTGTACCAAGATTATCTAGATCTAGAAATCTTAATCCATCAAATAGAAATCCATAAACTGTATTATGTTTATATGATCTACATAATCTATTGCAGAATGTATAATTTGACTCCATCCTTTGATATATACTATGCAGTCCATCATCAGCAAAGTTTATATCAGTCTTTACTTGAGGTCTTTTTCTTTCAATATATCTCCCACGTTTCCAAGTTGAATCTACAGCATTATCTATTTTTAGATATTTTGATACAACTTTATTTTTAGTAAACTCTGGATCACAGTTCATTATTCCCATAGTTACCTCATTGAGGTCTAGGGTAAGCTTATAGATGAATCCATTTATTGTATTTGTAAATCCATCTGGACTAGTTAGCGTGCCAGTTAGAACTTTATTTATCTTATAATCTTTAAGGTCATCAGGATCACAATTAAATTGAAGTTCTATTGTAGGGATATCACCAAATAAACTTTCTGTAATCTTGATATTGTGAATATCTATATTTAATTCAAATAAATTATTTATATAGAATTCAGATTTATCATAAGATTTAAATATTTTACTCATGCAAGTGAAATTATTTCATCAAGAATATCTGGTGGAATATATTGAATCTTTCGACCTCTTACTAGATCAGTAACATCTAATCTATTTATATACATTAAGATCCAAGAGTAATCTATATCACCATAAATTTCTCGAGCAATTAGATCAATTCTATACTCATATCTGGTAATTTCATAATACCTTCTACTTTCCATTTCTTGATCTAATTTATATAGTAAGTCAGAGTTAGCTAGATCACTGACGTCATTAATATTTTCAATAAAACGTTCTGGATCTACTTTTCCACTCACTGCATATGATCTAGACCTTTTAAACATAACTAATAACTTAGATTTTTTATCACTGAAGTTAGAAGATCCCGTGATACATAAGTACAAGGCATTAATGTTATCTTTACATCAGCATAAAGAAATTCACCTTTTTTGACTCCAGATTCTTTATTTGATCTAAGTCCTTCTCTGACATAAAATGTAGAAAATCTAATACTGAAATTAGATATTAATAAATTTGGAATCTGAAAAGGTCCGTACTTTAATAAGAAAGTACCTGGGATGGGATCCGATTCATTACTCTTTGGAATTCCTTTAAATGAAGGTAGATATTTATTCGGAGCTTCCTGAAAAGCAAATAATTGTATATTCTCAGAAATACCTCCAATAAAAGCTAAATTCAATTTCTCTACGGCAGTTTTAACTGTTGTAGCTCCAGCTACTGTAGGTAAGTCATGGTATATCCTAGTTTCTAACTGTGGTAATTCAAAGTTAGTACTAGTTCCCTTGAAAGTCTTGATATAATCATAACTGGTGATAAATGCTCCTCCAGCATGACTTCTTGCAAAATCAAGGATATCACCAATCATACTAACTCCATTAGACTCAGTTGTTGTTTTCTCTCTAATGTCTTTAATATGTTCATCTAAACCCTTCCCAGTAACAGTTTGCAGTAAGTCATTAGTTCCACCTCCAATCATTCCTGCAGCTTGAGAAAAATTAGTTGCCATTCCAGCTGCACCTTGGAGTAGCTTACCAATTCCACCCACATCTTCAGGTCCAGAGTAATTATGTTCAGTACTAAATCCAAAACTAGTTTCAGTAACAATACCTCTAATCAAAGGACTATCAGAATATTTGCCGATAGTTTTAGTAGCTTTTTGTCCATCCTTATTAACACTTACTGCCTCCTGATCTGGGAATAATCTCCAGGAAGTTTTATCATTAAATAGTTGCTGTTCGTAAAAGAAGTTTAAATCTTTTGGCATAATTTAATATTTTAGAGATATAGGCATAAATTAATATGCCTATAACTTTATTGATTATTTCGCATTTCTACAGTTTTAGCATCATCAATAACCATATTATTATTGATGATAGTAGTATTAGTATCACCACCTCTGATTTGTCCAATAGAAGTGCCATTATCACGTGACATATTCCAAGGTTGATCATTGAGCTGGCGATCAATGTTATTCATTATTTCCAATTGTTTAGCTAATGCTGATTGTTGAGGTCCAGCTTCAGTATCTGGAGTTAGTATTGGAGATTTAATTCCAGCTAATCCTGGACTGTGAGTTGCTTCAACTTTAGCTTGAATTAATGGACTCTTTACTGGTTGGAATAATTGTTGCCTAGATCCTATAAAATCCGGACTGCCTTCCGGGGTATAAGTAGACTGAGTAGCGATCTGTGTAGGTTTTTGAGTTTCTTTAGACTTAGGTTGAATTTCATTCCCAAATTCATCTACTTTAACTCTTTTATCTCTACCTTCTACATATTTACCTACATGTTTACCCCAAAATACATTTAGTTTCTTTAGTAGTCCATCATCTGAATTAGCTGAACCATAAAGAGCTTCTCCAGCTATAGCTGACTTACCAGTAATCCAATCTTTGATATTTCCAACTATATCTGTAATTGTATTACTAATCTTGCCACCCATATTCTGATACCATTCTCCAGCATCTTCAGCTTTATAAGAACCTCTATCTTTTCTACCTTTACCCATTCCATCTGACATATCTCCAAGATGCTCTTCAATATTGATTGGCATCCCTTCGAATCGCTTCCAATTAGCTAAAGCAGCTTTAGCATGGCCAACTCTAGATTTCATTGATCCAGCATATCCACCTGCCCAGGTATATTTATCAATAGCTTCTTTGGATGCAAGTGATCCTCTACCACCATTCTCATAACCTCTTAACATCACATCAGTGGCATCTTCGACAGTTCTTGCAGCTTTCAATTTTTCTAAGAAACCTTTTTTACGTCCAGTTTCAATCGAATCCTTAAAGGCTACTAACTGATCATCCATTGAAGAATTTTCAACTGCGGTGACTTTAGGTCTTCCAGTTGCTACTCGATTTGCATTGATACTATTAAGAATATCAGTTTTCCAACCAAAAGTATCATTAAATCCAGGTTTACCATAATGTTTAAAGTCATCAGTATTAGTCCACTGTGCTAATCCTGCTCCATATCCATTTGGTAAATATTTAATACCTTTAGCTCTATACTTTAGAATATCAGGATGCTCTTTTTCAGAGTATTTTTCAATTCCTCCATATATATTAGGTTTAACTCTTGACTCAGCAGTAAATACACCTGCTACTCCAGCTGACTGCTCAGGTGTGAGTCCCATATTCTCTTGAGTCCACCTCATTAAATAGGCTTGACGAGCAGCAAGATCATCAGTAATTCCATCTGATTGCTTTATAGCTTGATCTTGTGTTTTTTTAGGCCACCAAGATGAATCCCGATCCTCTTTACCAGTTTCTAGTAATCTAGGATTACCATCTTTTAGTAAATTTGGATTTTCTTTAAGATATTGTATCGGATCAGGTACTACTTTTGGAACTTTAGCTAATATCGCATTAGCATCAGGATAAATCTTAGTTCCAGCAGGAAAATCATATTTAGTTGTAGTAGGAGGTGATACTATAATATCACCTTTAGGAGTAACAGCCAATTCTGACTTTCCAGCATCACCTAACCAGGTAGTTTCCCCAGGTAATGTAATACCTCCATTCCATCTACCAGCATGTGATCCAGCCATGGAGTACATTAATCTTCGATACCAAGGTAAATTCTTATCAGTAGCTAGATTCATGTAGTCCACATCACGTTGAGCTTGCTGTACTCCCATTTTAGTAAGAGTTCCCATCCCTTCTAACTTATATTGGGGATAGTATCCAGCAATCTCTTGGTTCAATTTAGTTGAAACTTGCGATTCAAGTAAATTTTTACCTTCTTGAGTTTTGAATAATTCTTTTAAGAAAAACTTATCATCATTAGTTAAAATTCCTTTACCTGATTCGTATTCCTTAATTGAAATTTTGCCATCGTGATCTGAATCAATATCTTTTAATTTAGATAATAATCCATTTTTAATCTCGTCAGTTTTAGATAATACATCTGAAGAATTTAGATGAGCTTGAGTCTTTAAGTAGTCACTTACTACTAATCCTAAAGCTGCTCCTATGCCTGCACCTATAGCAGTACCTACTCCTGGAATTACTGATCCAATAGCTCCACCTGCAGCTGCCATTCCTCCAACTGAAGCTACTGTTGTAACAGCTTTACCTGTTTTCGTACTAGCAGCATCAGATATCATAGTTTTTGTGGTACTCGCTGATCCAAGTTCATTACTAACTCCAACTTTTCTCACAAAACTATTACCAATTTCATCAGCAGTAACTAGTTTAGTATAATCTCCATTAGATTTTATCTTAGCAGCTAAATCCTTAGTACTTGAATCACTTTCTAACTGCTTTAAACTATCTTCAGTGAACTTACCATCAGAGATTACTTTATTTAATTGCTGCAATTCATCAGCATTGTATTTTTTAGTATCAATTACTGTATCCAATCCAGTGGATTTAGCTAATTGATCTCTTACATCTTCTCCAGAATATTTTTTCCAAAATTTGGAGATAATTTCACTTATATTTTTAAGTAATGGTATAGCTTCAGTTGTTTGAGTCCATAGATTAGTAAAAAATGAGGTTATTTTAGCAGATGCCCCACTTTTTCCATCTGGACCTTCCCACCAATTTTTTAAAGATTCTCCGATACCACCTTCTTCATTCCACCAATCTTTTACTGGTTTAAAAAGGTGCTCATTAATCCATCTAGTAACTCCTTGACCTCCTTTTACTATTCCATAAATAATGGCAGCTATACCTCCAAATGTAGCAATTTTTTTAAAAATGCCCCAAAAATTCTTCTTTTGATCAGAGTGAATCTTCTTAGTAACTGAAAGAAGTTCTTTAAGTGTACCTTCTTGTTTCTTTTCTTTTCTATCTTTTAATCTCTTAATAAGATTAAATCTGGATCCTTCTAATTGCTTTTTAGCCTCTTTAGTTAATTTAGCATCTTCAATTTTAGCTTTAAGTTTAGCTTGTCTATTTTCAAGTTTAGTTCTCTTTTTACCCTTAAACTCAGTATCAGCTAATTTTAACTCAAGTTTCTTTATCTGATCTTCGTACTTTTTCTTAACTAGATCTTTCTGTTTATCAAGAAGTTTTTGTTTCTGTTCTTCAATCCTAGCTTTAAGAAGCTGCTTATCAGTTTCAGATAATTCTTCTTGCTTTTGAGCTAGTACTCTAAGCATCTCAGTATTTTCTGCACGTGATAAGTCAGATTCCTTGACAGTTGAAACTGCTGTAAGTAACTGTCGAGTGGTTAATTCTTTAAACTTCTTCTGATCTAATAACAGACTTTTATTTAGATCAGCCATTTGTTGTTGAATTACCTGTACTTGACCTTCACTTCCCTCTTCTTTTTGAATTGATTTAAGATCTTTCTTTAAATCAGATATAGCATCTAGTGTAGCTTTCTTAGTTTCAACCTCACCAGTTAATTCAGGAGCTTTAGCTGCATTAAGATCACCGATGATGGTTTTAAGAAGTTTGAATATATTCAAAACTCCACCAATCCCAACTTGACTTACAATCTCGAGTGGACTGATCTTAGCTGTCTTTACCCTTTTAATTGAGTCTTCAGATCTTTGAACAGTACTGTCAACTTTTGATTGCATTCTTTGAAGAGAATTTAATAGCTGATCTTGACGATTAGCTTTAGCTTCAAAGTCTGCTTTATTTATCTTAACTAGTTCCAATGAATTCTTTCGAGTATCATTCTGTTCTTTGTTAAGAGTATTAAGTTGATCTATTATAGTATCAAGTTTCTGCTCGACTGGTTTTGATCTAGCATAAACCTCTCGTAAGTTATCATTGGAAGCTTGAGCTGGAATCTTAATACTTGCAGCTACATCACGAGCTTGTTGAGCCTGAGCTTTAGCTTCGGCTGATTTAACTTCTAACTGAGTATTTAACTCAATCTTAGAATTCGTAAGTTTAGGACGTTTATCAGTATTAGCTGCTCTAAATGTGGCACCGAGTAAAGTGAAAACTGATTGGATACCATTCTTCCAGATCGCAGTTAAACTACGAGCTTCAGAACGTGCACCTTTTAATCTTTGCTTATCTTGTTTCTCTTGATAAGCTAAACCACGTCTTTTAAACTCATCTTTACCGAGTTCCTTACGAAGTCTTTTATATTTTTCTCTAGTCGCAGCTTTATCCATGTAATAACCTCTGATTTTCCCGAAGCTATTACCTGATGCTTGCAGCTTATGAGCTTTCTGTTGTAGCAGTTCAACTGATGAGTCAGACATGTCTTTGGTCATTTGACCAAAAGCTACATTTTCAACTTTATTGGATACAGTATCTTTTATTTTATCTTTGATGTGCCCGACTACCAGTCCTTTTCCAATATTAAATCCTGCTTTTAGTAATCCCATAATAAAAATATTTTAGAAGAATTGCTCAGAATCAACTGAGCAGTTCCATTATTTAAAATTAATCTTAAATTCAGGAAAGTCTATATCTTTATCTTTATTATCTTCAAGATATTTCTTATATACATTCCAATATCTATTGATATAGTTAATCGTATACATCTCGATATTCTGCATCTTCGCGTACTTTTCGAGGAATAATTTCTTCTGGAGTAAGGGAGTTATTTTCATTGATATCACGAAAAAATGACGAGACTACGTCTTCAAGACCTATCTCGATGCCTCCATGTTCCAGTTTAAGTTGATACATTAATTCCTCGGGGAGATCATCCTCTGGTTTGATATTATTTTTAGCTTTTGCATCGAAGATCTCCCGATCTGTTGGTTGATACATCTCTACACACTTACTACAAGTAAGGTGCATTGGCTTAACAAAATTGAAATATATGCCATCTAACATGAATAAAGCTGCTACATCTTTATAAGTAGCATTTACAACCATTGTTTCAATCTTTTGAAGATACATTCCTGATTGCTCGAATAAACTGATAAGCTTGATTATACGCATATCAGTAACCTTCTTATACAGTCGGTATTTCTTAAAGACTTCCATAAATTCCATGACAGTAGGCATTCTAACTGTCATCATCTGACCTCCAAACATGATATCAAGTCCCATAAGAGCTTGAGAATCCATATGATTCCATTCGATTCCTGCAAGACTTACATGATAGTGAAGATGTTCACCACAACGTGGGCATTCTATCTCTGAATTGTATTCAAGGTTTTCTGCCACTGTTAATGCTTTCTTCATGTAAATCACATATTCCATATCAATCAGGAGTAATGAATCTACATTTGGATCTTCATCTTTTACAATGCAGTAATCGAAATAATACCTTTCAATTGGATTCTTTTTATCATCAGGTACATTTTCAAGGTATTCTAGTACCTGAGCGAAGGTCATTGGCTTGACCTCAATTGACTCGAATGGATAGTGTTTACCACTCGGCAATGTTTGACATAATATATGCATTTTTGTTCAATAAAGTTTATGGTTAATCCACTCTCGATCAGGAGAGTGGAAAATTAGTTTTTCTTAGATTTTCTTTTTGATTTCCTATCAGGATCAGGTTCATCGCTCCCAGGTCGATAAATATAGTAAGGACACCAAGTTAAAGTCCTTCTTTCATATTCACTCCTAGGGCATCCAACAGTTTCCTTTTTACAAGTCCAACAGACTGCCATTAGTTTGAATGTTATAATTGGTTAGTACTAGATTGGAATGATAAAAAGTAAAGGGTAACAAACTATGTTGCTACCCTTGACATAATATCACCTTACATGAACATACCTAGCCTTATAGGTTAACAGTATAGTATCAAGTATCCAATGTTATGGAACTGCCAGTCTAAATCAATAGGCTGACAGTAGTTTATTACGACAAAGTTACAACCTCTTACAAGTATAAGGTTGTGAGCATTTCGTTTAGTCTTATTAGATATTCTTCCAAGCAAGCTTAAAGTGCTCAAATGAGAATGTCGCACTCACCTGACCAACATTCTGAGGGTCATCAGAGTTAAGTGAAGGGTTCAGACCATTACCTGGATCAGTAATCTGCATAGTTAGGCAGTCATAGATACGGATAGGCTTACGAGATGAATTGTAGATAGTCAGTCGACCCTGAGCTATAGTATCTTCCTTACGGAAAGCGTAACGATGCTCACGATCACCGCATTTATCACGCCAGTCATCTAGCCAGGCTAATATAGCCTGATCTTCACGATCATTATAATCAATTGAAATGGAGCCTGCAGTTGTACCAGAAATAGTAGTCTGTTGAAGCTGGAATTGACGGATTATAGCCGTCATCTGACCAAGTTGAACAGGAAACTGGGGATTAACTGCTTGCGTACGAGCACGTAACATAGCATTACCTGGGAAATAAACTGCGGCAGCTGGTTGAGACCAGAAGAAGTCCCATACATCTGAACGAAGGAACTCTTTGTTGTTTTCAGAGAGTGTTTCATAATTGATGTAATTTAGACCATCGTTCTGAAGCATCAACTCTTTTGCATCAAGAAATAAATTGCTAGCCATGTATTTAAATGTTTAAAATAAAATTCAAATAATATGTTTTATTTACTAGTTTAGGTACAATTATCTCAAAATGAACTATGCACTTGTTATTTGGCTCATCGTAGTCTGTTATACATTCAGAGTCTTCAACTAATTTAAGATTACTAGAAACATAAGCATTTAATCTTTGTAGCTTATCTTCAACTTCCCATCTACCTAAACCAGTTAATTCATGACGAATCTTTGCAAGTTCACGAGAATATTTAGATACAATATATCTTAAGATGAAATATGATGACTGTCCATAAGGTTCATTAAGAGTCTCCCAGAAATACCATAAGTTATCATACATCAAGTAATTGATCTGACAATCTCGGAGATATTCCATGAAATTTATTCTATAAAATACTCCTTCTGATGGCTTTACGAATTCATCATCTTCAACATTTAATGGACTTATCTCCCAGAATTCTTCTTGAGTCACAATTCCGAATCTTTGTTCGGACCCCTCTTCGTCATCTTTAGATCTAAATCCTATTAATGTTTGAGTATCATCAACTTCTTTTAGATATGTTATCTCTATGCACTCAACTCTAGAATATGTATGATCAGTCTTATCACCCTCTATCTCAAGACTTATAGGTATACAGTTTCCAACTTCCAATTTAAATGGATTATATCGGAAATTAACTGCACTATACTCCAAATAATCTTGAGTAAGAAGGTTATAAATATAAGGATAAAATGATGGATATTCTACTCCATCAATAAATACTTTTCCATGAAAATATAAGAGTCGATTATTACTATCCTTACGCTGACAATACCTACCAATATATTGACTTAGATTATCTTTAGTAAACTGTCTTGTACATAAAGATGTGTACTCACGATTCAACTGCCTATAATCCAGATTGATAAGAGCACTTGAATACAGTGAGGATGATAGTCGATTATATTCTAAGTTTGGTTGATCAATAACCTCCAAGATCTTATCAAAATAATCTACATCATCATTCAACTTACCTCTTACTTCATGAATAAGGAATAAATCTGGATACCAATCTGAACCTTTGAAAATATCTAGTGAATCATAATAGTCACTATCAACGACCTCCTCATCAGTAATCCTATCAAGATAGAATGTACCAGTTGGAATATCAAGATCAAGATTCACGTAAGCTTCACCAGATTCATCATAATCTAAACCTCTCCTATAATCTTCATTATAAGGTTTATTATGATCTTCATCCCAATATTTATCATCAATATAATTACCTTCATCATCATAGTTAAATATCACTACTTCAACCAGTTGTGACTGCTTAGTAATGTCACCAAAATAGATAACGTCACTATCATAAGTCTTTCCATCGATATTAGTAGTATATACCGTATAGAATTCGGTAATTAATCCATTTGTAATAGTTATATTTTTTAATTCAGGTTTGTATCTGACATTTTCAATTGTAATCTGAATTTTCTGCCCAGCTGGACCTTTCATCTTAGCATAAAATTCTACTACTTTATTACGCTCAGTAAACTCACAAAGTCTATCTTGAGTATAATTTCTCATAGTCTGAACTTTTACACCTGGAAGATAAGACCTACTTACTTTCACTGAAGGTTTATGAAAAGTAAATACGAGCTTATGCAATTCAGGTACCCTTGAGGGTACTTGAGCTACCACCATATCTTTAGTTAGAACTGCGTCAGCTTCAAATGAATCAGCGACTTGTTCTAATATAGTAGCAACTCTACGATTTGATACTAACCAGAAATCTTCAATCCAAGATTCTTCAATTAACTGCTTGAACCATTCTTTATTACTTTCAAGTGTTTCACTTGGCATTTTATGCTCAGTGCAAAATTCACGAACATAATCAACTATCAGATCAGTTAGGTCATAACACCAACTGCGATTATATTTAAAATAATCACCATCAGGGTTATTCCAACGAGTTTTGATATCAGTGAGTATATCTTTCCAAGTAATTAATTGAGATGGATTAAATTGAAAATAATCAGCATCGTTATTTAAATATGTATATTCCGAAGTTGTTATACCTCGGATACTTCTACCTCTAATATCTCTACCTTGTTCATCTTCACTAATGTATTCTGAACAAAACATCTGAAGACGTCCACCAGTATCCATCACTAACCAGTAGGCGTATTGATCTGGAGAAGTATTTAGATCCTCTAATGCTACATCAGTAAGATCGAGGATTGAACCAAAAGTTTTTTCATCAAAATCAAATTGATTGATATCATTCTCCGATAATGTATACTCGGGATGAGTATTTAAATGAAGAAGATCAGGTCTTTCTTGATATTGATATCTTTTGGATTTCTTTGGATGAGTTACACCTAAAACTCTATCTGGATCATTACTTAATCGTAATGAGCATACTGCATACTTGCTCTCAGGAGTAGTAACTGGGAGCAAGCATGTAGGTACGCCATTTATGATTAGGTTTTTGTACATTTGATCATATTTAAATGATCCTAGATCAGTTTCAAGTTCTTGAGTAGACTTGTATAATTTGGGAAGCAGATAACCAGAGTCTGAATCTACTACTGCTCCCACATAGGTAAATGGATCACCTTCAATTGATCTATTTACAGTAATAGATTTTAAGGTTATTTTACTCATTTCTCATTATTTCCCATATTGATCATGATATCTTGCCAAGTAAGCTCAGATGGATCTTGATCAGTGTATTGAACCTCATTATCTGCAGCAGGCATACCATATCTTGTATTTACTGATTGTCCTCTAGAAATATTTTCATCTCGATATAGGTTCTTTGATTTACCATCTGGTTGAATCAGTCCAATAATACCGAAAGTCATATCAATTCTAGCTTCGGTAGGATCCTGTTGTCCATCTAATCTTGGAGTATATTCAATTGGAACTGCAATAAATCTATATTTCTGATTAATTTTATAAGCTGATCTGAATATAGTTAATACTATCTCAAATGCCATATTATAATATGGAGCAATTGAATGAGTATTAATATCATAGATAGAGTTAATATAGTGAGTCCAATATTTATGCATACTTTGATATACATCATCAATAATAGATAAATTTAAAGTAGCATTATATTGCATTCCACTGAAAATCTCTATAGCACTTCCATTAAATAATTGTTGAGCTTCAGTCCTCATAGTACCAAAGTTCAAGTCATATGAAACTACAGGACAATTCCTTGAGAAACTAAATTGTCTCCATTCATTTCCTATAGCTCTATTAGAAGATGACTTAAATCCTAATCTAGCTGATAAATTTGAAATTAAATTATTAACAAATTTATCACTTAAATCTTTTACTTCATTAGGCTCTAATCTAGCTACAGTTTTTTGAATTTCATAATCCCAATTTAAATTAAGAGCATTTAGTAATATATCACTCTTAGGTCTTGAAGAATCATATCTATCTGAAGTAGTCCATAATGCTGGTAAGTAATATGCTGGTAATGGAGGTGTACATGTATCCCCATGTTTACTTTTATATGGATAAATTTCTGTTTTCCATAAATGATTCGAACCTAATTCAAATCCAGCATAATCTTTATATCCAGCCATGTATCCAGCATCAGATAAAAATTTCTGAACATCTGCAATAGTATCTCCTAATTTCTTAGCATTACCACCTAGGTATGGATCAGCAAATTTGGTATAATTAGCAGCTCTACTATCTTCAGATATTTTAGCTTGATTATATATCACATCTCCACCTTTGATATCACCTTTCCCACTCACCATATCCCATAGTGAACCAAGGATAGCTCCACCTAAAGTACCATTTTTACCGGATACTTGATACATACTACCCTGAGCAAGAGATGCCGGAAGTGCAGGACTGAGACGTGACTTCTCAAATTCCTTCTTCAGCATATCTTTACCAAGAGTCTGCATAATACCTTTCGCAACCCTCTTCGCTACTGTTCCACCATCACGGACGTCATTATCATAAACTGACCTTAAAAGATCATAGTTTGTTGATACTTGACCAGTAACATTACCAAGGGTAGTTTTAATAGCATTTAGTGCAGTAGAAAGAGTCTTTTGATCTTCATACTGCATATATTTAGGCATTCTAACTATATCGGTACTCTCATACCTTAGAAAGTTAAGATTGTCCGCCATTTGAGCTAGTGTTCCAGTTAGTTTAGGTTGTACTAATCCACCTAGTAATGATATATAACCTTCAGGATCATTTTTCCACTGTTTATATTTTCCTAGTGTATCTGCAACTATTTTACAATTTCTTTCGAATTCGGCATCAACATCAGGAGTATATCCTTGAGTTTCACTTGATGGTAGATTTACAGTTTTCTCTGTATATTTAGGACCATCTGGATTATCACTTGAAGTCTTACGTACGCCTTCTACATCAAATTTAACCTCTTCTCGGTTATTTTCAGGCATTTTAACTGTAGACCTCGAGAGTAATTTTGATATAGATAACCTAGACATAATTATTCTTCAACGTTAACTGGCATCGGGATTACCTTTGGAGTACTTTTTGGAGTATGATTCTCTCCATTTACAGGCATCGCTATAACTTTAGGAGTGCTCTTAGGAGTATGATTCTCTCCATTCACAGGCATTGAAATAACCCGTGGACTTTTAACATCTTTACGTCTCATAATTTAATTTAATTGATTAGGTAGCAGTCACTAAATTAATAGTAACTGCCTATATAATGATTAGTTTCAAGCTTTACCAATTCCACTTGTTATAGTCTATTTTAGATTCTAGTAGCGATTGCTGAAAATAAGGGAGTTGATAAAAGAAGTCTTTTCCAGTTAAACGTTCTATTGTATCAACTGTTACTGCATAAGATTTAAGATTACCAGTGGTAGTCTGCTGCAGTAAGAATGCTATCATGGCATTTTCAGTTGGATTATAAATAATCTTATAGAAGTATTCTGGAATTGTAATCTTATTATAAGTTTTCTCACTTCCATGCAATATTACTCCACAAATGACATGAGCAAGTGGGTAACAGTTATTCCTTTCAAAGTCTTCAGTAATTTTCCAGATTCCACGATTAAATCCTGGTAACTGTGGACACATATTTACCATATCAAATGACTCATAGTTAGCAGTATAACTATTACTACTAGCTGATGGGAACATATGTCCTCGATCATACCCACTATAATTATAGTCAGAAGGTTGTGCAGTTTTATTATAAAGCTCCACATGGAAATTGTATCTTCCATAACCTTGTAACTTTTCATCTTCAATGGTATAATAAACCATTAATGGAATATGATCTTTTACACTATAATCTGAAATATATTGAGTAGCTTTAATTGGATTACTCATCTTTGGTTCGAGGGGTACCTTATTAGGCACCCCTGCAAATCCAAAGAAATATATTTGAAGAAGTAGTAATAATATTCTCATTTTATTCCAGTTTCGATATCTGCAAGACCTGCAATTGTATACTGTCTCAGTACATTATCTGCTTCTGAGAAAGTTTGAATTTCAGTAATCTTGAATTTATACTGCATATCTTTACGTGAAAATGATAAGATATCACCAAGTTCAAGTTTATCCTCATTATCATAGAAAGTCATTGAGTTTGAGGTTTCTTGATACAGTCTTAACATATCATTAAGAGATATTAATACTGTATATTGGAATTTCTCAGCATCACTGTCATCTGGAATAGTAGAGCTTGCTACCGAACCGAATACAGTTTTATACTTATTTCTTTCTTTGATACGAGTAACTGTTACCTTGGTACCCATCACTTTTTTATACCATGCGAACTGCTTCAACATGGTTCCATATAGATAATTAGTATTATCTAGAAGTTGTTCAATAAAGCCTAGCTGACTCATGATTGAAAATGTGATTTAATACCAGATCATTAAATGCCCTGAGTGCAACCACATTGAGTTTATCATAATCAACTGCTAAAGTACCATCCTCTGATGTGGATACTACTTCTGGAACAATCTTTTGAATATCTTGTGCTAGTACACCGATTTCACGTGGACCATCAGGATTAGCTATCCAATTATAGTAGACTTTTCTTAATTGATGTACCTTTTTAAGTAAATCAACTGGATTGAAGTCTGATATAATATTCTTTATTCTAAGGTCGGATGACTGGAAGAATCCTCCAGCTGCATATAGAGCTGTACCATTTCTTTGAGCAATGGAATTAGATACCGATCCAGTCTTATCCGGATTAAAAGGATAAGTTGCACCTGTATTACCAGATAATCCAGTAGCACCCTTAGGACTACCTCCAGTAGCACCTTGAGCTCCCTTATTACCAGTTAAACCTTGAGCTCCCTTAGGACTACCTCCAGTAGTACCTTGAGCTCCCCTATTACCGGTTAAACCTTGAGCTCCTCTAGGACTGCCTCCAGTTGCTCCTTGGGCACCCTTATTACCAGTAAGACCTTGAGCTCCCGTAGGACTACCTCCAGTAGCACCTTGAGCTCCCCTATTACCGGTTAAACCTTGAGCTCCTCTAGGACTGCCTCCAGTAGTACCTTGGGTACCTTTATCACCAGTTAAACCTTGAGCTCCCTTAGGACTACCTCCAGTAGCTCCTTGAGCTCCAATAGGACCTTGAGCTCCAGTCCAATCTGGTTTAGCTCCTACTGGACCAGTTGTACCCTGAGCTCCAACTTGACCTTGAGCTCCAATCCAATTACCTGGATTAGCTCCAACAGCTCCAGTGTTACCTGTGGTACCTTGAACTCCAGTCCAATCTGGTTTAGCTCCAGTGGTACCTGTAATACCTTGAGCTCCAGTTGTACCTTGAGAACCCGTAATCTGATTAGGTCTAGCTCCAGTAATACCTCTTAATCCAGTATAACCTTGAGCTCCATTCCACTTAGGTTTTTGAGCTCCAGTAGAACCTTTGTCACCAGTTAAACCTTGAACTCCGGTCCAATCCGGTTTAGCTCCAGTAGAACCTTTATCACCAGTTAAACCTTGAACTCCAGTCCAATCTGGTTTAGCTCCAGTAGAACCTTTATCACCAGTTAAACCTTGAGCTCCAGTCCAGTCAGGTTTAGCTCCAGTTACACCTTGAATTCCAGTTGATCCACCAGGTCCAGTAGTACCTTGAGCACCTATAATTGAATTAGGTCTAGCTCCTGAAGCTCCTTGAGCTCCAGTAGGACCCTTAGCTCCAGTAGTTCCTTGTACATTAGCTCCTACTGATCCTGTAATACCTTGATCTCCTGTAGTTCCCTGAGCTCCATTCCATTGAGGTTTCTGAGCTCCAGTTATACCTCTCAATCCAGTATAACCTTGAGCTCCATTCCACTGAGCTTTACGTGCACCAGTGATACCTTGAGCTCCTATCGATCCAATCTGTCCAGTAATACCTTGTACATTAGCTCCTACTAATCCAGTAGAGCCAGTCTGTCCAGTAAGACCTTGGGTACCAGTCACTCTGGATCCAGTAGCTCCTTGAGCTCCAGTAGGACCTTTACCACCAGTTATACCTTGATTAGGTGCACCAGTTATACCTTGAGCTCCAACTTGACCTTGAGCTCCATTAATACCTGTTAATCCTTGGGCACCAATATTTCCAGTCAAACCTTGGGTACCAGAAATTCCTTGAATTCCTTTATTTATCGCACCTGATACTCCTTGAGTACCTTTAGCTCCAGTTACTGCTTGTGTATAAGAATATCCTCTAGCTCCAGTAAAACCTTGTAGTCCTACTTGACCATTGTTACCAACATAACCCTGATCACCAGTAAAACCTTGAGGACCTAATATACCCTTATCACCTATATTCCCAATTGGACCTTGAGCTCCAAGCACACCATTTAATCCGGTACTACCAGTTTTTCCTTTAGCACCGACATTACCTTTATAAGATGCACCAGTTATACCTTGGAATCCTTTAGATCCGGTAACTCCTTGAGCACCCTTACTGCCAGTGATACCTTGAACTTCATTAAAAGGTAACTCAGCAATTTCATTCCTTACTGTTACAGGATTTCCCTGCCAAGTAACTCTTCTTACTTGAGGGAATTCATCTGATTCTAAAACTACAGTTTTCTCAGATGACCCATCATATGCACTCGAACCTGCAACTGTTAGAGAATGTTCTACAGCATCAACAGTTCCTTGAATCTCTCCTACTCGGATGATTCTATTATTATGCATATCAAGGTCAGTATAGATATTATTTTTTACCTTTACTGCCATTATTAGAATATTTATATTTATTAGGAACTCCCAGTGAAACTCAATCCACTGGGAGAATGATCTCAATAAACTTTATTGAACCTGAACTTTGAGATCAAAAATTCATGTTATATCAATTAATAAGCTGACTGTGCCAGGTTGCTATCGAATTCCATTCCAATAGCAAATACTTCATCAAGTACATCAATATACTTAATAGCATTATTCAGACGTACACCAACCCAGACCTTAAGCTTGTTAGCCGTGATAATATCCGGAGTATTATTCTCTTCATTACACTTACGATCATAAGCATCGACTGTGTAATTCTGAGGAAGAATATACTGTTGGAAATAACGGTCAATAACTGTTTCAACATCCATTCGAGTAGTAACAGTATTTAGACGTCCCTTGAATGGCTCAAGGATCCTCTTAAGATCCTTATTGATTCTATTGATGAGACGACGATTCTGTTCCTCACCCGCAGGATTAGCAGCAGTCTGGTGAGTTCTATTATCATTGAAATAATAGACATCTGCACGTTGATTATACTTAACAAAGTTTACTGGACACTTGAAGTTAAGAAGAGCTTCACGCTCATCTGCACCAAGTAGGTAGTAAGGGTTAGTATAATCAAGGATACCATTTGTGATGTCAAATACTGGAGCATACTCTGAATTAGCAGCTCTATTATTCATTACCTTAGTATAATAAAGTGATGTAGGAGCAAGCTTAAACATCCAGCCAGTCAAACCAGTATTCTTATCGAATGGACCAATTGCAAGTACATTAGAAGTATTATCTACATTCAAGAAATACTGCTTGATGGAATTCTTATTGGTACGATTCCAAGGAATATCAACTGGAGTGAACCAATAGTTATTCTTACCAACTAAAGTATAATTCTTGATGAACTGTAGATCAACTATACCAAATGAGGATAGGTACTCGATATCATAAAGTTCCTGATCTTCAAGAACGTACAAGCCATTTACACGGCAAGCCATATCCTTAGAAGACTCAAGACTTAAACCAGAGTCACCGAATGACCACGCCTGATTGATCTTGATTTCAATCTGCTCAATAGAAGCTTCACCGACTTCGAAATCTTGATATTTAAAGTCTTGGTTAACTAAGAAAGTATAACCAATTCTCAGAGTATTAAGATTCTCAATGTAAGCATTTACACCTGCAGAATCAAGTCCATCAGATAGTAAGGATGCTTCATAGGTATCCTGCTCATCTTTCTCATTCTTAAGAGTGAGATAGAATAGAGTCCCTTCATCTGGACCGACTGCAAGACGGAAATTGTTACCTTCCTGAGGATCATCTGGATAGACCTCAAAGAGCTTCTTATTAGTATTGTAATCAGTATGGATCTCAACCCAATCATCAGAAGTAGTGATTACATTGTAAGCTACTCCATCTGGATCTTTCCCATCTTCTGCATAGATTTCATTTCCATCACTGCAGAAAATATTGATCTTCTTATAATTATCTTTGGACTCATATCCTGCAGCAATTCCAGCGTATCCATTAATAGAAGCTAAAACTTCTGCAACAGTATCAACCTTAAGGATGCTATACTCTTGATATGCTGAACGATCAACTGCACCATGATAGTAAGCTGATTGTCCGAATGTAAAGATAAAGCTCTTCTTAAAGCTGCCATCGGTATTTACAGCATCATCAGCAAAAGTAATATCATACTGATTAGTTAGAGCTACGTTATCTTTATAAAGTAGGTGCTCAGCTTTGAGTACTACGCCATTAGAATAACCTCCAGCCTTACCATTTTCAATGGTAAGTCCATAAGAATTCATGTTAGCTGAATAAAGATCTTTCTTTGATACAATTGCTCCAGCAAATGCATCATAACTAGCTTCCGCTGTTTCATCAGCTTCATTAATAGCTACTGCAAGTGCCTGTAAGCTATCAACAAAAATTGCTGCATCTTTAGCTAAGAAAGTTTCCTCATCATTATTTGCAATCCATTCGACTGCCTTATCATCCTGATCTTTATTCTTCATACGAGTATAGAAGTCCTTAGGCTTCTTACTCTTATCATTATAGAAGTAATACTTCTCACCTACTTTAACTGTCCATAATGTTTCTTCATCGATTTCGATGAACATCTTGTACAGAGTAAGATTCTCAACAGTGAAGAATAATCCATCAACAGCAGTTGTATTCATTGAACGTGCAAGAACCAAACCTGCAGAGAATGACAGATAATAAGCATTTAAGAAAGTAATGTCAGCATTGCGAGGAACTCTACCATCAATGGTATATTTGTCCAGAAAATCCTGAGGTCCATTAACAAAAGCAAGACGAGGACCTGTTGGAGCAACAATGACACCTCCGATGTTGCATGTACCATCGATGTTCAGGAGAGTAGGATAATCTCTGATTACCTCTTTAACCCGTACATATGGTTCATAGATTTTTGTTACTGCCATAATACGATTATATGATTAAAATGTTAAAAATTATTTAATTAGCGTCCAAGATTCCCAAATTTGATTTGACTCTTCATAAGGAAGTTCATAATATCCACCATTACCATAAGTTATTCCCCAAGAATTCTTTATGATAATTCCAGTTTTAGTCCATCCAACTGCAACAACTGCATGGCCTCCGAGTAATGATCCACCCCTCCAGAATGCATTATCATATGATCTTGCTGGAAGAGCTAACATTACTGGTCCGAAATTAAGGATACAATCTTTAATTAATGGCACACTAGGAACTTTAGCGTATAGACTGAATCTATTTCTAAGTCCAGGAACCATACCACGGACTAATATCTCGAAGGCAGTTTTAGGTTGCATACCTTCATAGCTAGCAGTTTTATCTAATTTATAAAAAATGTCATCAGGAAAGTTAATTTTAGTTCTATAGAAGTGTAGTGAATACCTTACCATTTCTGATAGTGATTCTGATACACATATAGGTTTATCTCCCTGATCTGCAATTGGACATAAGCTCGATAATTTATACTGTTCGGGTATGAATAATCTCATTTGATTCCGAATAGTATATTCTGTACCTATTAAGGTACTCTTTACACAACCAAATGATCTCATTCTACTCGATATTTATAATAGTATAAAGAATCTGTTTGTATAACTGTCAAGATATACATCCTTTTATCTTTAACCTCATCATATGTCATGATATTGATTGCACCCTTATTAGTAATTAAATTACTCTTAAGCCACTTATCAATATCAACCATATTAAGGTTATCAGCAGTTACTACACTATCTATTATGTAGTATACATCAACATTTTGTCCACTTGAGTATCTTGGCTCAAAATATTGAAGTCTTTTAGTTGGACCACAACTTACTACTAATAATAGTATAGTTGTGAGTATAACTGCAAATCTTTTCATAATAATATTACTTGGAAATTAGCACCTCAATTAAGAGATGCTAATTATATATTAAAGTTTTATCCCGAGTTTCTCGATTAGCTCATCGATAGCTACTAAGATTAAAACTGCAAGTTTATTGTATGCTACTCTTAGGATACCATCTTCTTTACCGGTAATTACTAGTTCAGGGAAATCCCTTTGTACATCTTGAGCAATAAGACCAATTTGAACTGGATCATCTTCATGACCTATTAATTGATAATATATTGTACGAAGTTTAGTTAATTTAGCTAACATTCCTTCAACTTCTATATCTTCAATATTAGTCTTTAGCCTTATATCAGATGACTGGAAGAATCCTCCAGCTGCATATAGAGCTGTACCTGATCTTTGTGCAATGGAGTTAGAAACTGTACCACCAGAATCAATAGTATACCCAGCTGCTCCAGTAGCACCTTGAGCACCCTTAGCTCCTGTAGCTCCCTGAGCTCCACTAGATCCAGTACCACCAGTATTACCAGTAGGACCCTTAGCACCAGTAGTACCTTGAGCTCCACTAGAACCAGTACCACCTGTATTACCAGTAGGACCCTTAGCTCCAGTAGTACCTTGAGAACCCCTAGAACCAGTACCACCGGTATTACCAGTAGGACCCTTAGCTCCGGTAGCTCCTTGAGCACCATTAGCTCCTGTACCACCAGTTGGACCCTTAGCTCCGGTTACACCCTGAGCTCTAGCTCCAGTAGCTCCTTGAGCTCCAGTACCACCAGTAGGACCCTTAGCTCCTGTAGCTCCTTGAGCACCATTAGCTCCTGTACTACCAGTAGGACCTTTAGCTCCAGTTACACCTTGGGCTCTAGCTCCAGTAGCTCCTTGAGCTCCAGTATCACCAGTAGGACCCTTAGCTCCTGTAGCTCCTTGTACTCTTGTACCAGTAACACCTTGTGAGCCAGTAGGACCTTTAGCTCCAGTTACACCTTGAACTCTAGCTCCAGTAGCTCCCTGAGTTCCAGTAGCACCAGTAGGACCTTTACCTCCAGTTACACCTTGAGCACCATTAGCTCCAGTTATACCTTGAACACCTCTAATACCGGTAGCACCAGTTACTCCTTGTAGTCCAGTAGCACCAGTAACACCTTGTGAACCGACTGGACCTTTAGCTCCGGTTACACCCTGAGCTCTAGCTCCGGTAGCTCCTTGTGAACCAACTGGACCTTTAGCTCCAGTTACACCTTGTATACGAGCACCAGTTACACCCTGAGCTCCTTGATTACCAACTACACCCTTAGCACCTGTAGTGCCCTGAGCTCCGTTAGCACCAGTGATACCTTGTGATCCAGTAGGACCTTTACCACCAGTTACACCTTGAGCTCCAATTTTACCAGTTATACCTTGAGCTCCCTGATTTCCTACTACGCCTTTAGCACCAGTTACTCCTTGTAGTCCAGTAGCACCAGTAACACCTTGAGTACCTCTAATACCAGTAGCACCAGTTACACCTTGTAATCCAGTAACACCAGTGATACCTTGAGATCCAGTAGGACCTTTATTACCAGTTATACCTTGAGTACCTACTCTACCAGTTATACCTTGAGCACCAGTAACACCTTGCAATCCAGTGGCACCTGTAGCTCCCTGAGCTCCAGTGATACCTTGTGATCCAGTAGGACCCTTACTACCAGTTACACCTTGTACGCCTTGTTGTCCAGTAATACCTTGTGATCCAGTTGGTCCTTTAGAACCAGTGACTCCTTGAGCTGGACGTGCTCCAGTAACACCCTGTAATCCAGTGACACCTTTTAAGCCTTGTTGACCAGTTATACCTTGAGCACCCGTAGTTCCTTGTACACCCTTATTACCAGTTATACCTTGAGCACCTGCGGTACCATTGGCTCCGGTCATACCTTGTGCACCTCTAGATCCAGTTACACCCTGAGCTCCTTGATCTCCACGAATACCCGTGGATCCTACTGGTCCTTGATTTCCAGTGACTCCTTGAATACCCTTAGCTCCGGTAACTCCTTGAGCAGGTTTAGCTCCAGTAATACCTTGAGATCCAGTGACTCCTTGTGCACCTTGTTGTCCAGTAATACCTTGTAGACCTATACTACCAGTAATTCCTTGGACTCCACGATTACCAGTTACACCTTGTGTACCTAAGGTACTTGTAATTTGTAAAACTCCATCTACAACTGGAACACTGGTTCCATTGGATAACTTCGCACCTAAAATCGAATCTCCAATAATATCAGACTTGAATATAGTAACATCCTGAGAACCATCGAATTCGTAGGTAGAGTCATCCACTTTAAAGATAAACTTTCCTTTGATCTTGGCAGCAGTACCTTGTACATATTGTGCATTTAGTATACTGTTACCATTCATGTCAATATCTACATAGATATTCTTTCTCATATTTTGAAAATTTCTTATTATTTATTTAGTAGAATAACCAGGAATCAACCTGGTTACTCTAATTATTTTAATTTCCAACAATTCGGTGCTACTTTCTCATATCCAGCTAATTCTAAATCAGCATCAACTATGCTATAAATTCTTTCAAATTTATAGTCATGTAGATCGGAGTTCAAATATACATTGAGTTCCGGTATAATCAAAGCTCCAATTTTAGAAATCAGATTATGATCACCGAGGATATCCTCATATCTTCTAATTAATTCTTCACTGTAAATACACTTTGACTGCCTTTGGAGATTAAACTTATTAGTATCATCTATGCTTGTAGATACAGCAGTCCCTTGCCATCCAGCATCTTCAAGTGGTTCTGAATTAAATAGGATATTACCTGACCTTAGCTCTAAGAAATTCTTCTTTTCTGTTGAATTGAAAAACTCTTCTAAGTTAAATGGAAGTTTTGGAGTGATATGAAGTTCATCATACATGAAGTCACGACATTCAATATCAAACTGATAAGTTAGACTTGAATAATCTTTCATCTGCATAACTTCCTTGGCTTCATCCATTCGATTTATTCTAAGAAGAGCTTCAGCATATTTAACTAATAATCCATCTAATCCATGATAATATCTTGAATTAGGTTGGGGATTAGCTTTAGCAAATAAAGCTCCTATTTTGCTATTTTCATATACTTCACTCCAACGTCCCTGTTCATACTCATTATCAGCATAAAGAAAATATGAGAGTTCAAGTGAAAGTAAATAATATGCTTCAGGTCTATCAGGACATTCAGCTTTTGCTAGTCTAGCATACTGTATAGCTCCTCTCCACCTATTATCTAAAGTCCAATAAATATACGAAATGGAGCATAAGCAGTGATAACGAATATTGAAATCACTTTCAGGATCTGTAGCCTCAGCGCACTTCATATAGTACGTGAATGCCGCAGTATACTGATTGATCTTCATATATTCTTCCGCTACATATAAGTAATCAAGTACTGGATTTTCCAGATTGATTAGTCTATCTAAAACTGATCTATCGAATGTCATAATTTAACCCTCCAGTACTTTATTGATTAACCAATCTGGATCAAGCTTAAGAATAAATGGATTATTATCCATTTCAGCAAAAGAGATAAGCAACTGTCCATTGTTATCAAAAGCCATTCCACAACAGAATTCAATATAAGCATCAATGAATTTGAAATCATCAGTCATTGCAATTAAATTGAACTCCGTATCGTAGATCATCAAATGTTCATGATAGATAGAATCTTTCTCACCTGCATATGGTTTCCATAGCTCAACTGTATGACCCATAGCAATGTAGTAATTTTTATATCTTACTACGTGAGAACCTCCACGAACATCTTGACGGAAGTCAGGATTTATCTTACTCATCCTAACTTCAGTCTGTCCAGTTTCTGGAGAATATTCTACAATCTCAAGTGGATTTGCCCAACGAACATAGTGATAAGGTTTATCCAGAATTGGCATCCAATTCTTCTCACAGTACTCATCACCATTACCTGGAGTTGGTATTCGCATTCGATTTATCTCAAGAGCTTCAGTATCATTTAAGATAAATTCAGAGAGCTCCATTCTACCTTGACCATTAGGTGTAGTATCACGACGGACACCGCAAAGGAAGAGTTTACCATTCCAACGGAATAAACGTCCATCCTCTAGTCCATGGAAATCCCACTGCCTTTGATGAAGCTCAAGCATCTTACAGTAACGAACTTTAGTTACATTGAAGTCATCATCAAAATCAACAATGAAATTTTCTGTAGCTAATCTCACGTCATTTTCTGGATGAATGTACTGTAAAGGTCCTGCCCAGTGTGGGAATAAATTCTTTTCTGAATGTCCAAGAGTATAATTTGTACCTCTTACGCATGCACGAATTATTCCACCATCATTAAAAACTGAAGGATTCATTATAGCTGCAGCTTTATCGAGTGAAAAGTCAAAAATTATTGGATATAATTTTCCAACTCCCTCTTTTACTGCGCATCTTGCTAATCCTCCAGGAAATAAATTGCTCAGGTTCATAATTTTGGAAGATTTATTAATAAAGTTTGAACTTAGGGACTCTATCATGAATCCCTAAATTATATACATTTAAATAGTAAATGTATCTGATTCTGAATCACTATCTACTCTAATAATATCACCATTATTAAATGACATAGGAATCTAATTAAGGACTCCCAAGTTATGATAAATTTAATTATACTATAACTTAGTTATTGAAAACTCATAAATCTGTACATTAGAATAACGATAAGGTTTTCCTTGCTGATTAATATTGTATCCTAATGTGAATCCTATATCAAGTGGATTAAAATCAATATTCAAAGTGATCGTAGCAGAACCATTTAGATTATCTTGACATCTAAACTTACTTGGATACTTCTTTAATTTAGGATCATATGCTATAGTATAATCATACTCATCGTTATGAGTCGATATTGCTAGATTCCTATTTGTTGCACTACCTGTTTTTCCTCTATATCCAAATACAATATTTCCTGTTCTATAGTTATTCTTAATTAAAGTCCAACGTATGTGAAAACCTGAATAAGGAACATTTGGATCCTTAGAAGCTAAAATAGTAAAATGATAATAACTACTAGTATCTTCAGTATCTACTACGATCGGGGGATTAGGTTGTTCAGTCTTAACAGATCTGAATCTTATGTGCAATTCAAATCCATCACCACCATCAAATGGATAGAATCCTGTATTAACTCCATCACCTGTAATATCCTTCTCACCATCAGGATTAGCTGAAGTATCAATTGTATATCCAGTTACTGTTGGATCTCCATTTTCATCGTACTCTATATTCTGAGTATCTACATTTCCTGAAGTATCAGTAGATTCATTAACTGTATCGATTGGATTCCCACTGGCATCATAATTCGTGGTTGTACTAGTCGAGGACCCATCTACATTATTTATAGTAGTATTTTCTGACGTACCAGTGATATTCCCACTAAAATCATAAGTAGTGGAAGTTGAATTTTGTTCACTAGATCCATCTTCATTAGTAACTACTGAGATAACTGTAGTAGTGGTATTTCCATCCTCATCGGTAACAGTTTCTACTTCAGTTTCAGTAGTTGATCCAACTCGATAGGTTACTCTTACAGTTTTAAATGCACTTAAATCTCCATATGAAGCTCTGATGACAACTTCATTATCATCCGCAATTGAATTAATAGTAATTAATCCAGTTGCATCAATCGTTGCATATTCATTTCCTGAAAAAATAGTCCAACCAACTCCAGTAGTAATTGGAATTGTATTATCATATAATACTGATAAATTACTAGTTTCTCCAATGATATTCGTTGGACCTTCTATAGAAATTGAGTGAGCATCTATTTCTGAATTAGGCCAAATTTCAGTAGATCCCAAGCATACTTTACTGATATCAAGTGTACCAAGTTTTATAGCTACCAACTTAGAATCATAAAATGCTATCATGATGATCTTTTTATAAAATATAAAGTATTTGGATCTTTAACTGATATCGCATTATACTGTTCTGAGGTTAAAACTATAATCGATATTCCATCTAAAGTGCAATCAACTAAATTTGCATTAGATATCTGATTGTTATTCAAGTCTAAATTTACTTTTACCTGTTTAGTATAATTTGACATAATTATTATTAATCTTATAGAATTTAGAGGTGAATTCAATCACCTCCAAATATAGTATATTAGCCAACGAGCTTGATAGTGAGAGTCTCACTGAGAGTGCCGTTCCAGCTAACCGTAACATTACCAGATGCAACTGCAACATTGCAAACGACTTCCTGACCACCAAGATAGCAAGCAACGATCGGGTAGTCACCGCACTTATGATCAGCCTTAAGAATAGTAACTGAGTTACCACTTGAAGCTGTAGCAATATAAGTATGGATACCAGAACCGACTGCATCAGCGATCTGATCGTCAGTATATGCTTTAGCATCATTGAGAGCTTTCTGAGCTGAACCCCAAGCATCAGCTGCAACTTCAGTTTTAGCTGTAAGCTTACCATCGGCTTCAGTAACACCTGTAAGGACATTAACTCCAGCGATAGCAGGAGTAGCAGGAGCTGCTGGAGCGGTAGCAGTAGCAGATACTGAAGAGTCGAGTTTCTGAATCTCAGCATCAGTGTAACTCTTAGCATTCTGCTCAGCAGTAGCGGCTGCACCAGCTTTCTCGACCTCGACAGAACCTACAGACTTAACCTGACCATTCTCAGTGGTAACTGAGCTGACAACCATAGTACCAGCTTTGGCAGGGGTGCCGGAAGCAGACTTCGTAGTTTCAGATAGACCACTGATCTTACCATCTGCATAAGCCTTAGCATCATCTAATGCTTTCTGAGCGGAGCCATAAGCATCAGCAGCTACATCTGTCTTTGCAGTAAGTTTACCATCAGTCTCAGTTACACCAGTAAGAACCTGGACACCTGCAATGGCTGAACCTGCAGATCCAAGAGTACCAGCTGCAACTGAAGAATCAAGAGCTGCAATAGCTGCATCGATAGCAGCCTGAACACCTGCAAGCTTAATACCATTAGCACCTACAGAAAGGAAGCTTTCAGTAGTAGGATCAAGAACTACACTAATAACATTAGATGCAGATACATTGATACCATTACCAGAAGTATAGATATCAACAAGATCCTGGACTGGAATATAAATATGTGACTCGGTACCAGCACCATCAGTAGAATTGATAACGAAATCAAGATATTTATCACCAGGCTGTAGACCTGCGACCGGTTGATCTGCAGTAGTACATACTTCTACAGTACCACTCTTAACGAGGAAGTCCTTAGGGATAGAGATTGTACCAATATTAGTACCACCCTGAGCGAATGTATAGCTCTTAAGTACATCACCGGAACCAGCATTCTCAGTAATAGTTACGAGTGAGCCAGTACCACCTGCATCGATAGCATCTTCGAGAGCACCGAGAACAGTCTGTAGATCACCTGCTGAAATGTTATCAAGAGCTGCAACGGAGATGTTAGCTGCAGTAGGACGTGCACGCTGAACCTGTACTTTACCATCAACTTCCTTGACTTCAGTGACGAACTGATTTTCAACAGCTGCATCATCAACGTCAAGTTTCTGAATTTCAGCATCAGTATAAGCCTTAGCATCAGTGAGAGCTTTCTCAGCTGAACCATACTTATCAGCAGCTGCATCAGAGACTGCGGTGAGCTTGCCATCAACCTCAGTTACACCAGTAAGAACCTGGACACCTGCCATTGCAGTAGCGTCCTTTGCACCAAGTGCACCAGCATTAACCTCAGAATCAAGTTTCTGAATCTCAGAGTCAGTATAACCCTTAGCTTCAGTGACGGCATTAGTAACTGCAGTTTCACGTGCAGAAGTCTCAGCTGCTACCTTATCATCAGCATAAGCTTTCGCACCATACACAGTCTCAGCATCCTTATCATCACTTGCCTGACCTACTACCTCAGCAGCTGTATCTGTACCAGCAGAAGCTGCTTGCTCTTCAGCATATTTCTTAGCTGCATTGATTGTATTAGCACTTGAGGCATCAGAAGCTGAACCAATAAGTGATGTAGCCTTATCATCAGCGTACTTCTTAGCACCAAGAATAGTAGATGCATCCTTAGAGTCGGAAGCAGTACCAATAACCTGATCCTTCAGACCATCAGCATAGGACTTAGCATTAGATTCAGCAGTAGCTGCTGCACCCTTAGCATCAAATACGTTATCCTTAACCTTGATGATATTATTTGTAACCTCAACAGTAGCATTATCACCAGTATAAGGATTAACATAAAGACCATTAGCAGAATCTAACTTAAGATCATTAGTTCCGCTCTTAACATTTACTTTAACCTTAGTGGCAGTAGTAACATCACCGGTAGTAGAACCAGGAGTTACCTCAACAGATTGATCGGCTGCTTCTAAGGCTTGCTCATTGAACTTTTGACTTAGTGACTCACTGGTAGCAAGATCAATCTCAAAGTTGAGAATCTTATTACCATTAAGATTAATGTCAGTTAAGAAAAGTTTTGCTGCCATAATTTAACCTGAAATAAAGTTTAAATATATTAGTTGTTAATATTAGTTTTTTTTATTCTACTACAAAGAATTTACCAGATGTTAATGAACCATTGATATGAATATCTTTTGAGATGCTTATTGTGACATCGGTACCTGATACTGATATAGATACTCCATTTGCACTTAAAGCATCAATGATTGCTTGTTTACTTGCATATCCAGGTCCTTTAGCTCCAGTAACTCCTTGAGCTGGACGTGCACCGGTAGTTCCTTGAGCTCCAGTTACTCCTTGAGCTCCAGTTACCCCTTTAGGACCTTTTCCTGATCCTCCAGTAGGACCCTTACTACCAGTTACACCCTGAGCTCCAGTACCACCAGTAGCACCTTTAGCTCCAGTAATTCCTTGAAGGCTACTTCCAGTTACTCCTTGTGCACCTTTAGCTCCGGTAACACCTTGTGAACCAGTCGGACCTTTACCACCAGTTGTACCTTGAGTAGCTACACCTTTGGCTCCAGTCATACCTTGGGATCCAGAGATTCCAGTTACTCCTTGAGGTCCTTTAGCTCCGGTAGCTCCCTGAGTTTGAGTACCATTGATGCCCGTAACTCCCTGGACTCCAACTAGACCATTTTGTCCATTTGGACCTTTAGTACCAGTTATACCCTGTACTGCTATACCTTTAGCTCCAGTAGAACCTTGTGATCCAGCAGTACCAGTTGCTCCTTGTGTACCTTTAAGTCCTTTAGCTCCAGTTATACCTTGGATACCTTGGTATCCTTGATCTCCTATAATTGTAGCTCCTCCAACAGGTCCTTGAACACCTTGATACCCAGTAACTCCTTGAACTCCAGTTTTACTGGAATCATCGGATTGAGCATCTGGACCTGTAATACCTTGGGGTCCAGTTGGTCCAATAGATCCAGTTATACCCTGAATACCAGTTAATCCAGTAACACCTTGAACTGAGTTACCTCTAGATCCAGTTATACCTTGGACACCACTTTTACCTGTAGCACCAGTAATACCTTGTAGTGTACCTATATTTTCATTTATGTATTGAACTATACCAGTTGAATCCATCAAGCCAGTTAATGATCCTACTGGTGACGACATCTCGGTAATATACTGTGAAGATAAAGCTTCGGATACATTCAATAAACCTGGAATATAATCTGCTTGATTTTCTTCACTTCTAGCTATACCAAAAATCGTCAGTCCTCTATAACTCTTACTCTCACGAAGAGTACTAATTAACGGAACTTTAACAGTATAATTTAACATAGCTTCTATGATGATTCATAATAACCTTTAGCGTAAGTATTGTCTACTCCAATAGATACTGATCCACCAAATTGAAGTGATCCATCACTTCTAACCGATATGGTACCACAGTCAAGCAATGAAGCTAACGCACTCAAAACTGCACTATTTAAAGAAGATCCAGAGTACTGAGCTGCTCCAGTAATACCTTGAGATCCGCTGGTACCTGTTACTCCTTGAGAGCCTGATAATCCATTAGCTCCAACTTTACCAGTAATACCTTGAGCTCCGAATCCAGTAACTCCTTGAGCTCCAGTGATACCTTGCGATCCACTAAGTTTTGCTCCAGTAACTCCTTGAGAACCTTGGTTACCTTGACTATTACTTCCTGCGGATCCAGTGGATCCAGTAATTCCTTGAGATCCAGTAGAACCTTTATTTCCAGTAACTCCCTGAGCTCCAGTTTTAGGTGTACCAGTAATACCTTGAGCACCTTTAGCTGAAGCTTCTCCATCTTCACCACTATCTCCAGTTACACCTTGAAGTCCAATTTTACTTCTTCCAGTTGGACCTCTATTTCCAGTTATACCTTGAGCACCAGTAGCACCCTGAGCTCCAGTAGGACCATTAGCTCCAATCCAGCAATGACCAGTTACACCTTGAGCACCAGCGGTACTTGATCCAGCATCGGGACCTTTAGCTCCTCTAGTTCCAGTAACTCCTTGTATACCTTTAGCTCCAGTTACTCCTTGAGGTCCTTTACCACCTTCTTTTCCTTTAGCTCCAGTGATACCTTGTAATCCTCTAGCTCCAGTAGGTCCCTGACTAGTGGTTCCACTAGGACCTTGTCTACCCTCGAAGCCACGTTGACCAGTTGTACCTTGTACTCCCTGATTTCCAGTTATACCTTGTATACCATCACCATTAGGTCCGGTATAACCTACTATTCCAATATTACCTTGAGGACCTGTGATTCCTTTAGATGAACTTCCAGATTCAGATCGTATATATTGAGTAACTTGTTCACCTGTAACTAAATCAGTACCATCAGCGTTAGATAGATCTTTTAGATTACCAGAACTATCATATAATTTATTATAGAGTACAGCTTCTATATCAAATAAAGCTGACTTCTGATTTTCATCGTTATCTATGCCAAGCAGTATAGGAGATTTTTTAGAAATCTCAGAAATTTTAACTGCAGTTGGCGTTTGAACTGTATATTGTAACTGCATATTCTAAGATTAATTCATTATGAATCCACTACTAGCATAAATATAATTAGAGTTTACCCTAATAGTAACATTACAATTACGTATATTGGATATTCCAAATATTGCTGCTAAATCAATAGTATTACCACTTCCAGTAATACCTTGAGCACCTGTACTACCAGTAAGACCTTTAGCTCCAACAGATACTCCTTTAGCTCCAGTAGGACCTTGAGCTCCATTATCACCTGTACTCCCAGGACTACCTATATTACCAGTAGAACCCTTAGCTCCAGTGTTACCTTTACTACCAGTTACACCTTGTGTCCCAGTTGCACCTTTAGCTCCAGCAGCCGGAGTACTACCGGTAGTACCAGTTTGACCCTTGGCTCCGACTGGTCCACCATTACCTACAGATCCTTTAGCTCCAATATCCGGAGTTGCATCGGGACCATTAGCTCCGGTAGCTCCTTGAGCACCAGCTGAACCTCCACCTTTAGCACCTCTATCACCTCTCAATCCTTTAGCACCTCTAGGAGCATCATCATAATTGATTCCTTGAGCACCTTCAATTCCTTGAGATTGAGAATCAATACCTTTATTACCAGTTAGACCTTTAGCTCCAGTAGCTCCTTGAGGTCCTGTAGGTCCTTGAGGTCCATCACTTCCACCTCCAACTAGTACACCTCTATCCCCAGTTATACCTTGAGTACCTGAATATCCGGTTTTTCCAGTTATACCTTGAGAACCTGAACTTCCTCTATCACCTCCAGGTCCAGTAATACCTTGAATACCTTTAGCTCCAGTAGTACCTTGAGCTCCTACTGCACTACGTCCAGTAGATCCTTGTGGTCCAGTAACTCCAAGTATACCTTTAGCTCCAGTACTACCTTGTAGTCCAATACTACCTACTATATCTAAACCTTTTGGACCTCTAGCTCCTGTAGCTCCTTGAGGACCTTGTATTCCTTGTGCACCTCTAAGTTGAGAAGTGAATATACTCTCATGAGTCTCATCCCCATCTAAGTATGCTTTAGCAGATTGCACTGACAATAACTTATACTTTTCAGTTTGATCTTCAGATGCTATAGCATCAGATGGATGTTTTAATGTACAATCTAAAATCCTTGGACTAACCAATAGTGCATTGGTTTGTTCATCCATGGCAAGTAGATATTTACATTTCTCATCATTTAACTCCGCAATTGGAGTTAGTGTATCCGAATAATTTAGTGCCATGTTATAAAACCTCGACTATGGTATCTAAAATAATTGTATTAATAACATTTTCTTCTTTATACTCGATCTTCGATTGAGTTTCAGCCATGGCTAATACTTCCATAATTGACTGCTGTATATCTCTATATCGTTGATCATAGACTATTTGGTAATTAACATCACAGGAAAATCCTGCTTCATGAGCTACATTATTTTGCTCATCTACTGCATAGTCTTGGTTGAATGAAGTATCGATTGGACTCCACCAAATACTTGAAATCCAATTTCTTCCTAACTTATCTTCAGTATAAAATTCTGTAAAGTTAGTCAGTAAATCTAGATTTTGATATCTATTAATAAAGTCATTATATATGACTAAATCAGGTGTAGATAATTTAAAATCTATATGAGCTGACTGTAATGTCATAAATCTCAGTGGATTAGAGTCAGACTTATAATTTAACTGCCGTGAAAGATCAGTAAATCTATAAGTTACCCTACTGACATTCTTTTTATACTGATCAATAGGAAGACTCAGTAACTCTAAACCATAATCCTTGACTCTCCTTTCTAACTTAGTAATGAAAGACTCTTGTACATCGATCATACTAAGTAGATATTTTTCATATTTTGCTTTAGTTTGGAATATGAATTTATTATCTGATTTCAGATTAAAATCGTTATCCAGTAATCTAATAGCATTGAAAGTTCTAAGGTCTTTAAGACCTTTACAGTCAAGGATTTTTAAATAAGGATTTTTAGTAATCAAGCACTTATATTTATCAGTCGACCATAGAAGGGATTCTGGAATTAAAATTTCACAATGATATTCATCGTAATTCATTATGAATCTATCCAGATTCCCCACTATGAATTGACTGAAAGTATAAGGTCTAGTACTTAATTTAGTGAATTTTAATCCATTAAGATTAAATACTGGGTTCTTGACCTTTATATAATCCTCCTCATGTAGTTCAAGAGGACTGAGAACTTCGATTCGCTTATCAACTATATGTCCGGATGAAAATCCGCGTGGGAATTCAATATACAGGCATGAAGTGTCCCCATCTTCATAAATATTTAAGTATTTAGCCTCAGTAAATTTTACATATCGGCACTGCGTCGTTATTCTCAGTCCCTGAACTATTATTTGCATAATTTAGATTAAGAATATTCTACCAGATTGAGTTAAGTCTGATTCATTGAAGTCTAGTACAACCTCCGTATCAGATTTATAGTATACATCAACTTCAGCAACTCTCATCATTTGAAGAGTACGATCATAGGATTCAAGAACTGTAGGTAAGCAGAATAAGACATGAGGTTTATGATTGAAGTGATGTTGAATAACCATTGGTGGAGCTCCAACTGGAACTTCCATCTCACCACTTACAATAAGCAATTTCTTATCTCTACCTATTGCATACAGAGTTATCTTATTGTACTCATCAATTACTGATACATATAAACCTATAGCATCATCATGAGCTTCAGCTGCGTATTGCTCAGCTTCCTCAACTGTATGGAAAACTATGATTCCAGGTTCACCCTTTGGACCTATGATCTCAAAGTCTGACATATCACAGATGAACTCCCATTCGACTTCACCTTTGACATATACCTTACCATTATCTTCCTCACCAGCACGTTTAGTATCAATAATTACATACTGCCCTTGCTTTACATATGGATTGAGGAAGTCAGCTTGCATTTCTGCTATTGACTCATATTTTGCTACAAGCTTAAATGGCTCACCGGATTCACCTTTAGGACCTGTCGGACCTACAGCACCATCTTCACCTTTAGGACCTCTAATTGAAGTATCAACTACCCACCTCCATACAGGTACATATCCAGTCCTCTTCTCGAGTTTGTATACTTTACCATACTCTTCAGAAGTCCTGTCACCAGCATCAATGAAGCAGTAATCACCATCCTTAAGTAGTGATACATCTGCATGCTCCATCTCACTGATAGACTGATATCTAACTGCAAACTTAAAAGGTTCACCAGTTGCACCTCTCTCACCTTGAGGACCAGTTGGACCTACAGGACCAGTTGGACCAATTGGACCTACAGGACCAGTAGGACCAGCTTTAATCGCTGGACCGAAATAACGCCATGCAGCATCTGGAGTATTATAATCACCATTACCTGCACCAACAAATGCATATAATGATGCTTCATAAACTCTCTCATCTTCAGGTACTGGAACTTCCTCACGTGGTGCAGTTTCATCCCAATCTACAATTGGTACTGAACCACTAGGAATTAATTTAGTAGGCTTATAACCTCTAAGAGCTAAATATACTGTACCATTCTCAACATCAGTTGGTAACTCCTCAACATTTGTTACTACTGCACTGATATGATAACTTTCACCACGAGGACCTGTAGGACCCATAGGACCAGTAGGACCTCCAGCTGGACCCTTAGGACCAGTAGCACCAGTATCACCTTTAGGTCCAGTAGGACCCATTGGACCAGTTGGACCAACTTCACCTTGAGGACCAATAGGACCTGTAGGACCTACCTCACCTGGATTACCCTTAATTGAAGCAGGTCCGATATATTTCCAGGCCTGACCTGGAGTCCCTTCATCACCTTTACCAGCTCCTACATAAGAATAAAGAGAAGCTTCACTAGGATCGATGGGATTTCCGAAAACATCTAATATCTGATCTGCCATAATTAATTACCTGATTCAAATTTCCCTGCCACTATAATAACGGTACCTTCAGGAGCTTCGGCAGGTAACTCCTCTACCTTTGTTACAGTATCTTCAATCTTGTAGCTTTCACCTTTTTCACCCTTAAGTGATGCTAACCACTCTTCTTCAGTTCCATCGAATCCATGACGGACTGCAATCTGGTAAGCTGACTCACCCTTAAGAGATTCAAGCCACTCATCTTCAGTCCCAGAGTATCCGTGACGAACTGCTATCTGATAAGCGGATTCACCACGTTCACCTTGGTCACCCTTAGGACCAGTAGGACCTCCAGCTGGACCCTTAGGACCAGTTGGACCAATAGGACCTGTAGGACCTATTTCACCTTGTGGACCTTGCTCACCTATAGCTCCATCTTCACCCTTAGGACCAGTAGGACCAACTTCACCTCTTATTCCTAAAGGTCCCATCCATTTCCAAGCTCTATCTGGAGTGCCAGGATCACCAAGCATATGATCGACATAGCCATATAATGAAGCTCCCTCATAGACTGCCGTACGACCAAGTGCTACTGCAATAATAGTACCTGGCTCAGCGACTGCTGGTAGATCAATTATATTATTAACAATTCCAGCAGGTTTCATTGCCTCACCTTGAGGACCAGTTGGACCTGCAGGACCTACATGACCATGAAGACCTCTTGGACCTTGAGGACCTTGAGGTCCCATTGGACCTGGACCTGGATGTGGTGGCTGAGGACCTGGACCTGGAGGTACTGGTGGTACTGGACCTGGATGAATTCGTACTGGGATTCCAACCTCAAACATCATCTCTGATGACATTGGGTTCCATATTCCTTGATTAACTACTACGCTCATACTGATCCTTATTTAAGTGTTATACCAGTAAATCCATCATAATCTTCCTCAGCCCATTCGCCTGGAATAGTAGGATCCATAATTTTGAATTCTAACTGTTGATAGAGCTTACCAGTCTTTAATGTATAGTTCCTGAATAGGAGCGTGACGGTTGAAGCTTGTTGATTAATAATCACTCTATCATTTGAGATGCTAGGTTTAGTGAATTCTATTACCTCACTTTCTCTTCCATAAATCCAGAAAGCTGCAGTCATGTCAAACATGCTTAATTCAACTTTTGGAAATGGAGAATACCCTAGCGGAGTAAAATGATATGTGAGCTTGAATGTAGAGCCATTAGGAATCGAAATCTCTGACTGGCTCTTGTTCTTATCACATTCTTTCAATATAATACGCTCTGCCATTGTATATGTAAGTTTATATATTAATTTGAAAGTAGCAGAGAGCTCAATCTCCACTACTTAGTTTATTTAATCTTCAAGATGGCATGCATGATCTTGATCTTGATCTTCTCCATATACTATTGCTATGAAACTCTCTTCAAAATCCTTATCCCACTTGATATTAAATCTAAATTCGGGACCAGTATTAGCTAGATCTTCAATTTTACAATAATAATGGATTGCAGGTTGACCCTCATAGAATTCATTGAATGCCTCATGAACTGGTAACCTTGAGTCATCTGGTAGTTCAACAATTCCATTTTGGAATTTTTCTACCATTTCGGAGTCAGCTATCACAAATACTCCAATGAAATAACCTTCCTCACCATCAACCTCATTATACCGGATATTACATCCAGCAAATCTCAATTCCTCATTAAATTCACCTTGATTAACTGGTTCATTCCAAATGGAACCTTTACCAGTATAGCCATCATAAATTATACGAGAACGAGCATATTCGGTATCCTCTGAAGAATCATCACGAGAATCATCGGAATCTCCTGAATCTTGTGATTCGTCACTATCATCGGAGCTAACTCCATTTCGTAAGAGGTATCTTTGTACATCAACAACTAGAGCATGTTTTGTCCAGTCCTGCACTTCTGGATCTCTTACACCCTTAATATAGTATATCGTAGGGATTTCTTGGTTACCCTCTACCCTGATAAGTTTAGGTGTAACTGCAGCAGCTCTACGTAAGCTACTTATGGTAGAGTGAAGAATGAGCTTATCAATGTCATCAGGAGTCAACTTCGTTAATGGAGTGACCTGATAATCTTTCATAAACTCAGATATTAAATATCATCAGAGCTGTCGGTTGAATCATCAGAAGAATCAGATGAACTGCCATCTTCTACATGCTGAAGAAGGAGGAACCTCGTAATATCAGCTGAAAGTGCATGAATTGAATAGCTCTCTTCTTTAGTCACAGGATCAACCTCATGAATGTAGGTCAGAGTAGGGCACTCATCAGTTGCAGGAACTGTTGTGAAAGGCTTAATAGCAGCTGCCCGACGAATAGAACTACGAGTTGAGTGGATGATCATTTTCTTAACATCCTCAGTTGTTAGCTTCTCCAATGGAGTAAATTTTACTTCTGCCATAATTTCAAAATATTAAAATAAAAAGGTTTGTTGAACTTAAGAGCTCGATTAGGAGCTCCTAAGTTATTTAGATTATCGATTATCAACGATTCTTGAAGGATCGGCACCGACTGGTAGCTCATAAACTGCACCATGGCTATCTTCAGAGCTAAGCTGAGCACCATTTTCAATGATGATCTTAGCATCTGCATCAAGTCCAGGATAAGCAGCTTCAGCATCGAATACAACTGCGGAGCAAGGTACAACGACTCTTGAGTCACCTACCTTACCTACAGTATCTCCAGTGGTATTAATAACTGCATCCTTACCGACAGTTACCTGACCAGCACGTGCGCAGATACCACAACCACCTTCGATATTGAAGGTACCACCATTGACTTCTACTATATCATTATTTGGTACATAGATACCACAAGCGATGTAACCAGATGAAGTAATGTGACCATTAAAGGTACCACCATTAATAACAATGTGATTTCCTTCATTGCCAGCATTACCATTACCCATGACTACTGCATTATCTACAGTTTCAAAAGTACCTCCATTAATTTCTACTTCAGCATTCTTAGAACCTGCAAAGATATTGCATTCCTGAGATTGCATATTAGCATCATTAACGATCAGCTTAGAGTTACTAGATACTGTTGCACCGATATTTCGATCGGACTTGACATTGATTCCACCATCAAGAGTCAATTCAGATCCGCCAGCAACTGCAAGAGCATAACCATCTGCAACGGTATTTCTAATAGTACCAAGTCCCTTTATGGTTACTTTAGCACCATTATTTATAACAAGTCCAAGTTGAGCTGACTCATTGATATTAGAGTCGAGAGTAATTACTGCATCCTTAGTGACATCAAGTCTCTCACTGAGATCTAACTCATCAGTTAACTTAATATATTTTTCACCAGACTGAAGAGCGGATTTGAATGATTCAACAGAATCTACTTCAACTGGGTGATCTGCTTTATAAAGTTCCTCAAGAGCTTCGACGCGAGCGACTAGAGCTGCATATTTCTCAGCATCGTAATCTTGACCTGCAGGACCCTGAGGACCTATTGGACCTTGCTCACCTGGATCGCCTTTTTCACCTTTTTCACCTGGATCGCCTTTTTCACCTTTTTCACCTTGAAGTCCCTGAGGTCCTTGTATACCTGCAGGACCTGGTTCACCTTGAGGTCCTTGGATACCCTGCTCACCTGGATCACCTTTAGGTCCTTGTTCACCTTGAACTCCTTGAGGTCCTTGCTCACCTTGAGGTCCTTGCTCACCTTGAGGTCCTTGTGGACCAACTGGACCTACTTCACCTTGAGGTCCTTGGATACCCTGCTCACCTGGATCACCTTTAGGTCCCTGAGGTCCCTCTGGACCTTGAATACCCTGAGGTCCTTCAGGTCCTTGAACACCTGGATCACCAGGTTCACCCTTAGGTCCTTGAATACCTTGTTCACCTGCAACTGACATATCTACGATAAACATAAACTCACTGCCAGTGTACATGTAAACATAACCATATTCTTCAGCAGACTTATCATCAGGAAGTATAATATAGAAATGACCAGCTACTACGTTAGCAGCTCTCATCTCTTCCTCAGATTTGAAAGACTCAGAAATTTTGAATCCTTCACCTGGATCACCTTTCTCACCTTTCTCACCTTGAATACCCTGAGCTCCCTGTTCACCTTTTTCACCTTGAGGTCCTTGTATACCCTGCTCACCTTGAGGTCCTTGTGGACCAACTGGACCTACTTCACCTTGAAGACCCTGGATGCCTTGTTCACCTTGTAATCCTTGTTCACCCTTAGGTCCCTGAGGTCCTTGCTCACCTTGGATACCTTGAATACCTTGTTCACCTTGGGGACCTTGAGGACCAGTTGGACCGATTTCACCTTGAGGTCCCTGAGATCCTTGTTCACCTTGAGGTCCCTGAGGACCTGTAGGTCCTACTTGACCGTCACCAGGTTCACCTTTTTCACCTTTATCACCTTTCTCACCTTTTTCTCCTTGAGGTCCCTGAGGTCCTGTTGGACCTACTTGACCAGCACCAGGAACATTTCCATTCATTACATCAAATGAAATGTAAGCAGAGGTACTACAAGGTACTTCCTCGTCACCTTCATTTTCAATTACCCAGTAGATTTTTTCATTTTCATCATCTACTCGGTAAGAAAATGCGTTACCAAGAAATCTTCTAAGGCTAGAAAGATCATCAAATACTTTTAGATTTTCGTATGTAGCCATAACTTTCAATATAGATTTAAATTGTGTTTCAACTTTCCCAACTTTAAGGTTTTCAACATTTCGTTCACTCTTCGAGTAAAAAATTATTGCTCATCAGGTTTTTGAGCAATTTGTTTAGTTTCATTGAACGTATCCTCCATAAACTGCCGTACGCGAGGGTCATCCAGTTTATAAGTAGGACGTTGATCACTTGTAAGTTTCTCTAGTTTAAGTGGGACATCACTAATATGAATCTTCTCATTAATTTCTTCCATTGTATTCATAAATGAGAAGAGTCGCTCCATAGTATCCAATTTCTGATCATAAGTCATACTTTCAGAAAGTAAGTATGCAGGATCAAGAATTTGAGCAGAAAGTAAAGCCAGGCTATTAAGAAACTGCCCATACATCATCACCCTAAACTTCGAATAGGCATCAGATATATAGAGTTCCATTGCTCTGGCATTCGTAGGTTCAATCATGTACGATAAAGTTTGATTATAATCATCAAACGTAAAATGTACATTTAAACCATATTTCTGATTAAGATCCTCAAATAATTGATTGAATGCTTGAGCTACTTTATTTTTCTTTTCTTTATCAGCATCTAGTTTAGCTTGCTGATCTTTTATTGCTCGGTATACCGATGGAGGTAAACCTGGAACTGTCGAATTACTTAGGATTTCATCCGCAGTCTTCATTCTGACTTCAGGTTCTCTCTGAGAATCTTCATCAAGCATTTTCTTATACTTCGCTGTATCAGCTGCGAAAGGATCCTGAAATGTATACATGTTCAATAAAGTTTAGGTCACTAACCCACAATCAAGTGGGAAAGTGAATTTATTTTTTAGGTTGAAACCATTTACCTGCATGATAAGCTTTGAGCGCATTATTAGCCTTTTCTTCAGTTTCATAATCTGCATCCCACCACTCACCTTTTTGTTTGGAAATGATTCCCCATTTACCATTAGGTTTCTTCTGTACTACTCCTGAAGTCTCAGCTTTATTCATATCACTTTGAGAAACTTTCTCACGAGTGAAATTTTTCGTGTATTGAACTAAGCTACTCATATTCTTCTATTAAATCATCAATCTCATCCATATCTTGAGCAACTACCAAATCAACGATTCTCCAATGACTGCGTTTAGCTTTATCTTGAAATTCTCGTTTAATCTTTGGTACCTCAATTAAGGTGCAAGGTTTAGTTAAGTGATCAGTTCCTTCACCTTTATCATAAAACATACAAACTACCCGATCTGAAGATGAGAACCAAACTGTATAGTTTATGATATCGGACTTCTTTACGTTAACGTTACCTCCGAATAATTGTGAGGGATCGAATCCTAGTGATCCGTTTCCAGGATCTTTAGGATCCTTTGGATTAGTTGATTTAGGTTGAGATACCTGAGTTAGTCTAGATCTATTAAATCTCTGATTAAATTTCTCAATCTGAGATGGACCCTGTTTATATTTTGGATGCACTATCAGTCTATCTCTAGTGCCTTCAAATTCAGGCATAGCTCTCAATCTCTTATATTCAAGGTCAGCGACTCTCTTAGCTTCAGTTAATTCTGGACTATTAATAGTATACTCTCCGGATTCAGCCATTGACTTATAACGTTCTTTAGCATTATAAACTACCTCAGCTTGACGTTGATAAGCTTCAGATCTACCTTTACCTAAATATGGACGTCTTTCTGGACGTGGATGATTATCTCTGGTATTAGGAAGTCTTGATTCAATATCATGATCTACTGTTCCAGTCTTTTTAGCTAAATTAGAAGAATTCCTTTGTAAGCTATTTTTAGTTGACTGAACTGGAGACTTGAACTTTACTCCGAATGGTACTTTTCTAGATGTAGCTGGTAGTTGATTATATCCATATCCTCCAGCAACCCCTAAACCTCCTCCAGTAACTGAACCTATAGCTGCAGCCTTGATTTTTCTGATATTAACTGCTTTACGGATTTGACGTTCATCCCAATCCGGATGTTCCAGTCGCAGCTTATCTTCATAATTCCTTTGTGATAATATCCCAGTAATTCCACCTAAGAATCCACCAGATACTCCACCTATAATTTGACTACGCATTTTCTAAAGCTTCTTTGTAATCTTGTGCTGCTTCATCTTGATGAGGCATTCTGAATGCACGATAGTGTTCACCTCCTGGATGTTTAGCTTTTACTTTAGTAACTGCATCATTTGGTGATTTAGCTCTAACAGTTGGATTAAATACTTTTCCATTAAGTTTAAATACCACATTAAATTGGTCATTTCTTAATGAAGCTGCAATTCCCATGGTTCCACCAACTGCTCCTAAAATCATTCCAGCATTACCAGCAGCATGAGCTATACTTTCAGAATTACGTGCAAATTTATCTGCACCATAATTTATCCAAGCTTTAGATGTTGATAATGCATTTCCAATCTTAGAATATGCAAATTGTTTAGTATATGAAACTAGATTATTATTAGTCATTTTAGTAGTAGGTTGATAACTTTGGTTATTTATACCTCCAGTAAGATTATTATAAGTAAGTAATCCAGACTGTTTGTGTCCTTTATAACTCGGACCTGAAATTGTAGCTGGATGGGATTTATTAGCAGTTTTAGGTGACTTATGATAATTTGATCTTTTTACTGGATTTAGATTATGTTTAGACGTGTCTAAAAATATTGGTTTTTCACCTCTACGATTTACTAATGCAAATCCAGTTAAATTATTTATTTCACCTAACTGACTAATACTATTTCTATAATGTTTTAAATCACTATCAATTTTAATAAAATTACCCTTAGTTGATACTCTTACTACCTTATCACCTTTTCTAGATAATTTATTTAAATAATTGATTACCTGCTTATTTTTAAGTGATTTAAAATCAGAGTTCCTATAATTTCTAATCTCACTAAAAGTTTCAGTCATTTTCGTATATAATTAGACTGAAGAGTGGAAATCAATCCACTCGACAGTTATAGAATTAAGCATTCTTTTTCTCAGCAGCAGCTTTATCAGCTTTACGCTTATCAATGATCTTCTTAGCAGCGAGAGCAGCTCCACCAACTGCAAGTGTACCAGCGGCAGCGATACCAGCAGTCTTCATATTCTTATTATACTTAGCTAATTTAGCAGCTTGTAAAGCATTAGTAGCAGTGAGAGCTTGATTCTGTTTTGTTAGGTTTGCAATTTCTGCATTCTTAATCGCAGCAACTCTCTTACCAGGATTTCGCACACCATCTAGATGTTTTTGAAGTTTAGCTGCATCCTTAGCTTTAGAAGCTGCAGTCAACTTATTGACTACCGTATCATATGCCTCTCTAACGCTTTTACCTGATTTACGAAGATTTTTATACTCTTCTGAGTTACGGATATCAGAAGATGATACTCCCTCACCATTAATTAAAGCAAAACTACGAGTTTGCTCATTAAAATAAATACCTGAAATCATAATTTTATAACTAGTTATAGATTATTATTTTAAACTTTTTAATTGCTTTTCTTTAAGCTTATTAGCAGCTTTAATCTTATTTGCCATTTCCATATTTTTGGCATTTACTCGTGCAGCTCTTAACTTAGTATCAAGTGATTTACTTTCACGATTAGCCATCTTTAGTTGATCTTCAGAAGTGGCATTAAGACCCATAATACGTCCAGCTTTACGAGCTGCCCATCCTTCTGCTCCACCTTTAAGAGCATTCTTTACGACCGAGCCTGATTCTTTCTTAGCTTTCTTAGCAGCCTTATTTGGATCCATTCCTTGCTCTTCGTATTTCTTCTGAAGTTGTTTACGCTGAGCCAGTCCTAATGCAACTCGACCGGCAGCTCCTGCTACTTCCCACTGTCTTTCAGTAGAAGTTCTAGCTGCATGACCGATCGCTGCACTAGCATTCTTTAATCCATCTGTCAAAGAAAACTGCCTAGTTTCTTGATCAAAATATATCATAATTATTTATCTTTATTTTCTTTATCGATTCTCTTAATAGCTTTGATACGATTAGCACTTCGTGCAGCTGAACCAATTGCAGTAATTGATCCAGCTAGAGCTAACATCCCTCCTCTATTTGATTTCTTTTCAAAATATTTATCAGGATTACTTAGTATATTACCATTAATTCGTACTTTAGCATTAGGTTTTCCAACTGAAGCTAATCCTTTATTAATACCTCTTAATTCAGCTCTTTGAGTATCAGCTACACTTTGTTTACTTAATCCCCATCCAATAGCAGATCCAGAAACTGCTGCACCGATCATAGATTTAGCATTAGCTTGCTTATTAAGTTTTTTAATAGCTAATTCATGACTATGACCTTGATCCCGTAATTTCTTATATTTCTTATTATATTTTTTGTAGACACTTTCTGCTGAAAACTGTCTAGTTTCTTGATCAAACTGTATCATAATTATTTTAAATTAATCAAATTAATTTGAATTTCTGAAAGTTGCTCACCAAAAGTAAATTGGAGAAGTTTTTGATAGAAATCACTGATATCGATTACCCACTCTCCATATATACCTTTCGGTACAAAATTCATCATACCTTCTGCAATCAGCAGTTTTCGATATGAGTTAGATAATGTAAGAGCAGAAGCTTTTATCTCAGCTCCATACTGATTTAATCCATACAGTGAGTTAAATGTCTGACCTTTCTTTACTAATGGAAGAACTTCTTTGATCATCATATTGATATCTTGTAAGAATAACATCTTACATTGATATTTCTGAAGATCAGAAAGCTTATTTGCAGTCCAGTATTGTTTATAAACTTTAATTGTTCTAGCAAATTTAGTATATCTAGGTTGCTCCTGTGTACGGATTCTTTCAGCAACTGTAGATGCTTGAGAATATTCTTTATTTGGATTATTCTCTAGGAATTCAGCAATCTTACTTTTAATTAGTTCTTCACGATTAGGATCATCTTTAGGAACTGCGTTTACAAGATTTTGGATTGTATTGCGATTTGACTTGAAAGCTAACTGTAGAGATTCTCTATCATCAGCATCTACATATTCTTGTATCTGCTTATATAGAGGATCTTCATCTGGTAACTCACCTCGATTAGTTTTAGCTTCAGCCAATTTATCGCGAGTTACATAATAACCTTGTTTATCTCGAACATCTTTTTCTTGTTCACTTCCTTGACCATAGAATCTCACTATTTCATTATATGAGAACTCTTTTTGATCTGGATAAGCCTTTAAAATTCCTTCGAAGAGGGGTTCGCCTTCAGAATATACTTTTATCTCGGACTCCAGATTATAAGCTTTAGTCACTAGATCATATTCAGTATTGCTAAAAGATTTAATCTCTTCATCTGAATACTTATCATCTAGAATCTCTGAAAACACTTTAATATCTCCTGTCATTCCAGCTCCCTTAAATGAAGGATTTTGAGTAAAATCAGCACCTTTAATAGCAATAATTTTCTCAGCAACTCCACGTTTAGACCATAAAGCTTGAATAACAACAGATACTGCCATCCGTACTCCAGATAGTAGTTGACCTTGTAAATTTAAGATATTTTCACGTCGTTTACCTGCAAATAAATCCGGATCGAAAGTTTCGCAGTCAGCATATAGAAAATTACTACCTTCTTTGAAATAAAGTCTGGTTATATAAAATAAGGCATTTTCATTGATAATCTGTTGATCATCCATTCCAACTATACCTTTCAACTCAGGTCTTAATTTCCTATCTTTATGAGTTAAACCGCCTATGGCAGTTTTATTCCTCATCATTTCTTTATATTTAGCTGACTGTAAATATTCCTCACATGATCTTCTTGGAATATTTGATCCATCTGCAGCTAAACTAGTAGTATCAAATAATCCTAAAGAAAATCTGATCTGACTCATACTAAATATTTATCTTTATTTAACTCTAATTCACTAAATATACTATCTAACTCTGCGGTCCATCGATGATCCAACCTCATAATCTCCAAATATTTCAATATACTTTTGAGATGGCCTAAAAAATTGGAATCACTCCACTTACCGTCAGCCCAATTCCAATAAATTTCAAAAGTAATATTATTAGGAGCTCCTTCAGAGTGCAGCCAATCTATATATGATAGTATATTACCTAATACTCTAGAAGCAACTCTTTTATTAATAGCTTCCTCAGTATGACATGGACCCATAACATCTCCACCCCAAGCTAAAGCTTTAGCTTTCCAAACTTCAGTAGTATTCATGGCTCCAGCTCCATTATCTCCATATAATTTTGATCTAGTATCTAATGACTTTCTTATAGCTTTCGATGCTACTTCTGGTAAATTCATTAAATCCTGACTAGTCATTCCATATCTAGAAATACAAGTCTGTTCAGCTTTAATTCTTGCTTCAGGAGTATGTAGCATATAAGCTACATCACCATTACCTTTCACAGCTCTCGATTTCCAAGCTTTATCACTATGAAGTTGACTACAGTCATCTCCTCCCCAAGTCATATTATATCCCCAACATACTGGATCATATATACAAGTATGAAGCTTTTCAATCCAATATTTTTCTTTTTGATTAAGTTCTTGATCTGAATTAGCTTCATCTATTATATGTACTGTAAATGATCTGGATTTATACTTATCTAATGCTTTATATAAGATATATCCACCTTCATTTATTCTATGATCTAAGTATCCATTGAAATGACTTAACTCTCCATCAAATAAGAATCTACCGAAGAAATCTTTAGCTTGACCTATATAAGATTTATCATTTACATCATTATGTATGCAATAGATTACATATTCTTGCCAGAAATTTACATAATCTAAGTTACTTTTAGTAAATAATTTTCTTAAATTAATCTCACTATAGGAGATTAGATCAATTTCATTGATTCTTATAGTTTTCATATAATTACCCTATTAATTATATTACCCTATTACTTAAAACTGGAGGTCCGGCTCATGACTTCCGGACCTTTACCCAGTTACTGAGAATAGGGCTCAGTTGGATCATATTCCCTCAATTAAGAGGGAGTATGATTATATCTTAGTTGCATTTGAAGGCATCGGAATACCTAATTTAGTTAGATTTGAATTTCTTTTAGCTAAAGCAGAGTTAATAAATGCTTTTCTACTATCAGTTATATTATATCCACTTATTTGAGGATTACGCATTTTAATTAACTGACTTGCAGTACGACCTTTAAGTGCAAGTGCTCTATTTTTCGAATATTGATCAGCTAATTTAGTACCAGATAGTTTATGATTACCGAAAGCTTCCTTAGTTAATGTAGCTCCTCCAGTAAATGCTCGAGTTTCTTGATCGAAATATATCATAGTTACTTAATTTTATTTATTTTTCTTGACTCCAGCATAAACCATACCACCACCAGCAAGTGTTTTAATTCCACCTACTATTGCTGGTATATACTGGTATGCCCACTTATAAGTACCTAAAGCTTCCTTTAAAGATTTCTTATAAGAATTAAGCTCTTCTTCAGTAGCACCGACTTTAGCAAGATTCTTTAAAGCAGTTTGACTGGCACATGATTCTGCTATTATTACTGGTCTGGATAATGCTATTTCGGATAATCTAACTATTCCTGAAGTTCCGACTACTCCACCTACAGTTTTGATATTTGCTCCAGCTCTAGCTGATATCGCTGCACCTATAGTTCCAAGTTGAGAAAGATTACTTACAGCATTAGCATTCTGCATTGCAGAACCATATTGTTGATGAGCTTTATAACCCTTAGCTTCACCTTTACCTATAGTATTCAAATAGTGTCCAAATTCATGAGCTAATACTGGAGGGCATGCATATCTATCACCGAGTATTACTATATGTGGACCTATAGCTTTTTTAAATTCAGCTAAATCCATTCCCCACTCTGCACAAAGATCTTCAAAATCAGCTTCAATCCAGGATCTAGAAATTTTATCTAAATCTTGAATATAACATGCATTATTAAATCTTTTAGCTCTAACTACTGGAACTTCTTTACATTGAGCTTTTAATCCATTCATCTGAGTGGTCATTTTATCTTTCTCATCTCCACTAACAGAGTAAATGGAATTAAAATAATTATAAGGATATATAGTTGCAGTTACTTGTCGTATTAATTCTTTTGCAGGTTTAGATGTGTAATTATAAGATAGCTTATATCCACCTAAACATTTGATAGCTTGAAATTTAGAAAACTGTCTTGTCTCCTGATTAAATTGAATATAGTCTATCATACCCTAATTGCAAGATATTTTGGATTATTAGCAAGGAAATCAATACATCCATTAATCAAAGTATTAGCTGCTAATTTACCAGTTGATGATACCATTGAAACTTCAAATCCATGAGCTGGCCAAGGATGTTTATAAAGAACTGTCCTAAATGCATTTCTTGCAGCATCTTCTGGATTAGAATGTTCTGGATCGAATACAAGTTCAAAATTTCTACGATCAGCTCCAAGCATAGTTCCAGGTAATACATGTACTCCACGTACAAGTATCATCTTTAATACTACTATAAATGGATCTATATAATTATAAAGAACTGTATCCTTATCTTTTGGAGTTCTACTAACTGACCTGGTACTTCCGTACTGATCTTGGTTTACATTAATATATAAATCCGGATCTTTATGTTCAAAAATATCTCTCTTAGCTTGCATTAATCTAAGAGTCTCTTGATATAATGCATCAATTTGTTTCCGATATTTTTCTACAGATGCAGGATCAGTCTTAGCTTCAAGTCCTCTAACATTATAATTATCAGTTAGTTGATTTAAACGTTCATTTCTACTAACTAATAGCTTGTCAGTTTTAATAGAACTGCGAGTTTTAGCTATAGCTTTAATGACAGCTGGAATAATAGTAGTAGCTGCAGCTGTACCTATAATCTTAGCAGTATCTTTTGTTAAAAATTTATCTACTTTAAATGAAGAAAATGAACGAGATTCTTCACTAAATATATATTGCTCCATTATTCTTTATTAGCTTTACGTTGTAATCTTTCTAACCTCTTTTGATATTTAGCTGCCTTACTTGTACGTCTTAGATGCCCGATAGCAGTTCTTACTAATGCAGTAGCAGGTCTAAATATCATTCCAGGATGTATAACGTTCACTGACTTACCTGGTGAAGTTTCAAATGATGAACGTAAGTTCCTAAGATATCTTTTCCAAAAACTTTCTCCAGCTCTTTGTTGAGTAATATCTGCTTTAAATTGAGCTCGATCTAGTCTATCTTGAGATACTGAGAACTGTCTGATTTGCTGATTGAATTCAATCATAGTATTAATTATTAGAATTTAAAGGGTAAATCAATACCCTCTAAATTATATAAAATCCATTTGGAAGTGACTGTTCATATAACTGCTGTTGCCTAGATTCCATCCTATTAAAGTCTTCTTCAAGTCCTTGGAATAATTCAATAGGCATATTCTGAAGCATAAGATTCTTCTTTAAGTTCATTAAGAATCGACAAACTTGTAGATATACCTCATCATAAAATATAGAATACTCTGAATCTACTAGGTAGTTCATGAAATATACTCCACAATTATCTGTAGGTTCTTTTGAAGTCTCGATATACTCCTCATACATCGGATGCTTGCAGATACTATTTACATAATAAGTTCCACTGGCATACCAACAGTCAGTAATCATTGGAGGATTATATCTGAAGTTCCTAAAAGGATAAGTACTGGCAGTATAATAAGTTGTTGACATACCAGCTATAGCTGCTGGTACTAATACTACCTGATCTTCAGAAATAATACCTTTAATATAAGCTTCAAAATTACCAGTTATCTGAGCCATTCTAGTTTCAGTATCTATAGTTAAATAGATTTTCTGAATTCCAAGTAATGGATGATAATGATCAAATGTTTTTAAAGCATCCCTTACAATTCCATAGAAGATCTCCCATCGAGTATAAGCACTGCCAGGCACTTCAAGTAGATCTGTCACTTGTGGGATTGCCAGTAATGTACTGCGTTGGAAGGTATCTTTATATAGTTGTTTAAGGGTTACTTTTGGTATCATCTTATAGTTGTATCTAATTCAGGTTCACTTTTATAGATGAGCACTCCAAAAATATAAACTTTAGTTCCACATCTTTTTCCATGCACATCATATTTCTTTATCACTTTAATCATCATTATTTTTTGATAGATATCCAGCATGCCTCTCACGTAGATGATCTATTTGACGTTGATGAACATCTGCCTTACGGTAAGCTCTCATTGCAGCTCTACGACGACCATCAATCTCACGTCCTTCAGCTTTGAATAAAGCATCATCACGTTTCATCTCAGATTTATCTATAGTTTTCTGAGCACGTACACCTTCAATTCGGTTACGATATTCTTGTGCATACCCGAATTGTTTTGTGTATTCTATAAGTGACATACTACTAATGTTTTAAAGTTGCTTTATTATAAGCTAACGTTTCTTTTAATATTTTAGAAGATTTTGGATAAGATGCAGACATTTTACCATGATCATATTCACGTGGATATGATCTTCTTAATTCAGATTTAGAACTCAGTTCAAGATGTTTACTTGGATGAAATGCTGCAACTCCATTAGGACCAGACTCTTCTCCAGCTCTTAATCTAATACCAGTCATAATTTGTTTAGATCTCTCGGCTGATATAGCAAATTGTTTTGTGTATTCTATGAGTGACATATTATTTATTTTTATATAATTCAAATGGTTTAATCTTTTTAGGAGATTGTTTAAGCCAATTTTTAAACTGCTCCTTGGTAACTCCTGTTACTCCACCCATACCTTTCCAACCTCTCTGATAATTTGATTTGTAAGCTTTTACTGCGTCAGCTTTGTTTTCAAAGCCATACATTATCTTATGTTCATCAAATTTTTGAGTTCCAGGTTTTATTTGATCAACTATGAATACTTTACCTTTTGATGGATCTTTTGATAACATGATATCGATATTATCTCCATCAGCTCCTTTGATTCCATTAATATATCCATAGGCAGTTTTCATTTTTATACTCCATTTCTTTCCATCTGGATCAGTACCTTTTCGTACAGAACCTCTTGGATTTTCGATGGAGATTTTCATCCCATCCAAATTAAGTTTACCTTTTTTATAATTCTCAGCTTTTATCTGAGCTTGAGTCGGGTGACGTTCTGTATTCTTCTCAGCTTCACGTAATCGTTCAACTGCAGTCTTTTCAGAAAACTGTAGAGTATATTTGGTCAGGTTCATAAATTAAATTCTAGATATCTTTATCTGAATATTTTTAGACTTAGCATCTTTTTCATATTTAGATATTAAATCTTCTAACTCAGATCTTTTAATTTGCTTATGAATTAAACAATCATTTTCAAAAGTATATCCATTAGGAGCTTTAGATTGTAATTTATCAGGATTACCTATTACTTGAGTATAGTCCCAATTAGATATAGGTTTACCAATTCTATAAATTATATACCAAGATTCATTTTTAATATCTTTAGTTTTATAATTTATATAATAGCAATCCCAGACATCAAAATATACTTTATCAGAATCTTTACTAAATAATTTAGTATATTCAATTAAATTCATAATTCTTAGTATTAGAAGATAATGGAGGAATTAACCTCCACTATCTTTATTTAGTCCTTCAGATTAACCAACCTGACGAACATCGAAAGGAGCCACGACATCGCCAGTAACATCGAATTCCTGAATGAGCTCAGGGAAGATAACCTCGTTAGCTTCCTGATAGTAAACACCAGTAGCGAACTGTGAAGGGTTATTGTAGTTAGATACCATAGGCATATTGGTCAGAGGGAGGTAGATACCACGCATGAGAGGAGCGACCTCACCACCAACAGTCTTATGAACTGCATAACCTTTACCGAAAGGTACATCCATGTGACGAAGAACAGGGATACCATTATAGTAACCCAGAAGGTCATTCACATAAGTAGAATCGGTATTGTCAGTCCAGCGACCAGTAGCAGTCAGCTTACGGAACCAGTTGCCAACGCCCTCACCTACCAGGTAAGCGGTAGCCTTGACAGCCTTCATGGTCTTCTTAGCGAAGAGGGTATCGATATTGATAAGCTCGGATGCGAAAGCATCAAGACGAGACTGGAAGTCCGTGAACTTACCAAGATACCTCTCC